ATAAAAACCACTTTGATTGAGAGAGATAAGTGGGAACTCCCATACTGTTCATCTGGTGTGATGATTAGTATCTACTACAGTTCAATGTATCCTTTCTCTTGAAGGGATTTGTCAAGATACTGAATTACCTCTTCAGTATACTCGAACCACTCATCTCCCTTAGTTGATACGAACTTGTCAGTAACAGTGTCATACTTAAGTTGTCCGTCTCTACGAAGAACTATCTTCCTAGAACCGTCAGACTTAAGAGTAACAATGTCGTAACGACCGTATCTCTTAGGAGACTTAACTGTAGTAGTATTAGAAATATTATCCATACCAAGATTAAGTAATGGTTATGATCTAATTTCGACGTGGGGGGATTTGATTTGTCTTTCCTACCGGGGGGAGTTTTCCATAATGGTCTGCATCTCTGAATACCTCTTAAAAAAATTTTATAGAAAAAATTATTTTTTATAGGATTTTTTTATATATCTTTGTCACCGTAATTATAGTTAAGTATAAACTATAGCTAAAATAAAAGTTAATGGCAGAAAAGGAAAAGACATGGAAAGATTTGTTTTATTGTACGCATAAGCAAGCCAATGCATGTATTGTAAATAAAGAGGAAGCGCTCACTTATATCGATAACCACAAACTAAAGGTTATGTTTAAAGCAGAAGCTAATGATGGTACTCCGAGGAGGATATGGACTGTAATAGATCCTGCAGGAGAGACTTGTGGTTTTCTATGGACAGCCATAGGAGACTTAGGTAAAAGAAATAAAGATAATTATAAGAAGGACGCTTTTGATTTTTTAGAGATAAGAGTAGATCGTGAGACATATGTAAAAGATGGAGCGAAAAACTATCCTAGAACCAACTACTTTATAGAAAAAGAATAATATCGCGGGTTAGAGTAATGGTGAACTCGCTGGTTTCATTAGCCAGAGCAGGAGGTTCGATTCCTTCACCCGCTACTAAATTTAAAAACGAAGAATAATGGCAATAACAGATAATAGCAAGTTAGTATCAGCAATTAACAAGCAGGGTAACTCAACAGATCCTGGATGCGGCTGTGGCGCTGTAGTAGTAGCTAAACTAGAAGCTTTACCAGCAGGAGACTACGTAGCATTTCAACACCTTGATGGTGCTTCACCATTAGCTCTTACCAGTATTGTATTTAAAGGGGAGCCTATTGTAGATATAAGTGGCACACCAATTACAACCTTTACTGGTGGAGAAAAAATAGGAACTACACTTTGGTATGCAAATATTGAATCGTGTACAAATTCCGGCACTGGCGCTGCAATATTTTATAAGAGGTGTAAATAAGCATGATTGATAAAGATCTAATTGAGCAACTAGCAGATGAATATGATTTACCAGACTTTGTGGTAGATAGTATAGTTAAATCCCAGTTTAAGTTTGTTCAAGAAAAAATTGCAGAAGGAAACTGCGCCAAAGTAAGATTACACCATTTTGGTGTATTCAAGGTAAAACCAAAAAGATTGTATATTATAAATAAAGACACCGAGAATGAGTGATTATCAAGAAGTAAATAGATACAAAATACAACTACAAGAATCTCTAGGAGATACACAAACACAGATAGAATTCTGGAAAAAGAATGATAATCCTGATAATATTGTAGAAATGTATGAAGAACTAGAGGCTGAGATCGAACGAGATATTAAACAGGCTGATGTAAATCTTACTGCTTTTGCGACTAACGAGATAGAGCCAGGAACGGGTGTATTTACAAATGCAAACTTTAGTACTGCTAAAGGTTTTGAGTTTGGAAAAAGTATAACACAACACGGGTATAATGAGTAAGAAGTCTAGTAAACGTAGATTAAATCCTACCCCTAGGAAGAAACCACATCAGTTTACTCTTCCTGATGGAAGTACTATGACATTTCGTACCAGAGAAGAAATGTTGAGAGTAAAATCTCTTTATGAGATATTTCAACTTCCTGGTAAAGACAATAAGCCTCAAAAAACTAATATGGATGTAGCAGTTCGTATGACTTCAGATAATCCGCTTTTAAAACCTAAACTCACTAAGGCTCAACAACCGATAATTGATCTTAAGGTTATACCTACTGAAGAGTTTGAAAAAAAGTATAAAAGAACTGCGGCGGGAGATATGAAAAAAGTATCATCAGTTAATCCTTATGGTAAAATTAAAGCTACCCCAAAAAAGAAAGAAGAGAAAAAAGAGACACCACCAAAGGACTGGGTAGGACCTCCGTATACAGAAGAGGAACTATTACCACAGAATATAAGGTATACAAAGGCTCTTAATAATATTCAGAGCACAACTTGTACCAGTTGTACAGGTACTGACGGGAAATATGTTGCAGTGAATGATTGTGATGGTAATGGGCCATACTTTTTTCCGTGTGCCATATTTGAAGATACTACTCCAACTAATGCTATATTAGGAATACCAGTATCTTGTGCTGGTCCAGGTAATCCATATTATTATGCTTGTCAGAACCCTTGTTGGGGATCTCAATGGGTACCAATATTAATCGATGATTGTCTGCAAGGATGGAATGAATGCGCATCATTAAAACAAGATCCTGTATGCATTACTACAGCACCTACATGCGCTACACCAGGAATAGCTCAATCAGTTAGTCCTTCTTCTTCGGCATTAGATCCTTGTGCATGTGTTGTTGGATATGTTACAAATGGTTCTTTTGCTAGTGGTTGGGACCCAAACAGAGGGTTTTGGGTTATGCCTAGCACACTAACTAATCCAGGAGTTGGTTCTCAATTAATGGGTGAACAAGATGCATTTAATCTGATAGTTAATGCAACTTCAGGCGCTCCTTATAATCTTACTGCCCCTGTATCTTCATCTGGTAGTATTGCTAAATTTGGGACTAAAATATATACTTCATTTGTTTACTATGGTACGCAAGGTAATCCTAACATTCACAGAATGGCTGAGGTTGAAATAGATCCGGGAGGTACAACTATAGTTTTTAGTAATATGTATACTGAAACCCCTACTGCAAGTGCTTTTAGCCCTGGTGCCGCACTTTGTGCAAAAAATGCTACTACTCTTTTCAATGTTGTGGGTACTAATGTAGAACAGTTAACCCTAGATCCAGCAACAAATTCATTTACAAGAACCGTTCTATTTAATACAGTTGCCCAAACAGCTGGTGATATAGTATATGATCCATTTACTAATACTGTATGGATTGCACAAATAGATTCTACTATAACTCACTATAATATGTCAGGAACTGTTTTAGGAGTTGTTGCACTTCCTCCAAGTTCAACTGTAATTTCAATGTGGTGTGAAGCTGGAGAAGTTTTATTCTATGTACCAGCAGGAGCACCAGCAGGCGGATTTAAGAAAATAGATAAAACAAATTATACTTTGATTCCTCTTGGTTCTTCCACACCTCTAATAGGTGTAGGAGGAGATGCGGCATCAGATCCTAATTGCTGCGGACAAGCTGTACAACCAACAATATGTGCAACACCTGGACAAATATAAAATAAAAAGAAATGTCACTATTTGATTTAAAAAACGGAAATGTAGTATTAAACCCAGACTCATTAGTCTTGCCTGGGTTTAGAGAAATATGGAAGAAAGATAAAACAAAAGGAAAAGATAAAGCAACAAAAGAAATATCTTATGTCTTTTTTATGTGTGATTATAATAGTCCTTATGCTGTATATCCTCAGCATAAAAGAAGAGATGTGATTTGTAAGGACTTTATGCAGGACGAAAAATGGAAAGAAACTCCTGAAGTATCTGAAGCTATGATTAGATACAAAGAATTTCAAGAGACTCATACTATGAGACTCATGAGGGCGGCAAAAGGAGCAGCTGATAAATTAGCTGGATATTTTGAGAATATAGATTTTCTTAAAATAGATGATAAAGGAAAGCCGGTCTATACTGCAAAAGATGTGGCCTACAACTTAGAGAAAGTAGGAAGCATTGTAGACAGTTTAGATAAGCTAGAAACTAGAATTAAAAAAGAAGTTAAAACCGAATCTCGTGTAAGAGGAGGTGGAGACATCGGATTATATGAACGATAAAATTAATAATTATGGGATGCGGATGCAACAAAAATAAAAAGGCTCAGAAGTCTACAATAACTAAACAGGGTTATACAAAACCGGCGAAAGATATTCAGCCAGTTCAAACAAATAATACTGATCAGGGTCCAAGCCTTCTAAAGAAAGCTATGAATTTTGGTGAGGCTATTGCTAATCATGTGGCAGACGGTATGACTAAAGTAGATAAGAATGAACTATCAGCTAGATTATCTATTTGTGGAAAATGCATACATAATCATAATGGTACTTGTAATAAGTGTGGATGTATACTTACTACAAAAGCTGCCTGGAGATCATCAGATTGTCCAGAAGGCTACTGGCCTAATGCAAAAACAGAATAACATGGCAATAACAAGAAAACAATTAATAGAAAATTATGGGTTTAGAGCTTCTAAAGATCATAAGAAATTACTAACCAGAAAGGTAGGAGGAGAAGACACAATAGACGTATTCGGTAATGTAATGTTTTACGAAGGTAAATCAATATGTACATTAGAGTGGATGCCGCTAGAACTCTTTTCAGCTTATCTTGAAAAATTAATCAGCAGTATAAAAAAGAAACAATATGCCGGAAAAGTATGATGCAGAAATATTAGAAGAAGCTATGGATAATGCTTATGCTATTATCATGGGACATAAAACTTTCGATAGTATTATGGAACTGAAAGGAGAATGCTCTTTACCTTATGATATTAGACAAGAAGAACCTGATTTAGAGGGTATGATAGAATATTTTATTGAAACAGAAGAATATGAAAAATGCTCTGTACTGCAAAAGCTATTGGATAATGATAAGTTTTTTTCTAGAATTAATAATAAATAATAATAACATGAATGAAATATATAATCTCTTTACTACTAATAGTATTAATACCCTTCTTATCACAAGCACAGGGATTTTTTAAGTACAGTACTTTCTACATTTCGGGGAGTGCAAATACTCCTTTAAAGGAACAACCAAATTATCAGATTAATAGAGTGACAGGAGAATACCTAGATCTTACAGAAGTTAATCCATATAATTATAATCTTACTATTGGAGTAAGAAAGATCGCACGGTTTGATTATGAGAATCGTGCAAATGTATTTTATGATGGTACTGAAAATACAATTAGTAATAAAGCTCCTACAGGCGCGGTCGGAGGATTTGATTATTTAGGTAATTTCTCTATGGTAAGAAATAGAGGAGAAGAATTCATGAATCATAATTATTGGGTAAGATATGTACATAAACATTTTCTTGTTAAAGTAAATTATGAAGATAACCAGGATATAGAATTAAAACATTTTGGGGGAGAGGTTAGAGCAAAAGTATCAACAGGTGGTTTTGATTTTACTGTTGGTGCAAAACATAGAACTCATCCAGTTTATGGGTATGTTCCTTTTGAAGAGAATTTTAATTTAGACGAAGATCCTTGGTGGACTATTGCATATGATTTAGGATATGTAGATGAATATTATTATGTAGACGGAGAAGATAATGGAGTTGATGATTGGTATGATTATTATAATTGGAATTGGTATGCACCAGATGGAACGTGGATTGCTGAAACTGATGAGGAATTTATGAAATATCATTTTGGAAGAGCTATCAATCAATACAATAAACAAACATTACGCAACATTGGATTACAACAAGAAATGTCTGCTGTATTAGGAATAGCTTATTATCATTATACACCAAAATTTTGGTTACACACGTGGGCAGATGTATTGCCATGGCATAAAGGATTAACAGATTATGCATATAGAAATATGGTATTAGATGATCGTAAAGAAGTTGATTATGATACAGGATTGATCATCGGTACTAAATTAAGTAGGAAGCTAGGTATGTTTTTAGAAGGATCATACCAACGCTATTGGGGAATAGAAAATTACAGAATAAAAGCGGGGATTAACTTTATAATATTATAACATGAATGGCAAAGCAAATTGGGGAAAACACAAAAGTAACACTAGATCTAAAAACATTAGGGATCATAGTGGCAGGAATAGTATCATTGGTAGGTATGTGGTTTGCGCTACAGGCGGATATTGAGGAAGCAAAAGAATTACCAAAACCACCACCACCAGAGGTAACTAGAATGGAGTATGATTTAAAAGATCAAATGATAAGAGAAACGATCTTAAATACTCAGGAAGATGTAACCGAAATTAAAGAAACTATTGAAAAGATAGAAGAAAAATTATATGAATAATGGAAGAAAAAACTACTGAGATAGGGACATACATTTATTATATTTTAATAATGATATTTGTGTTTCTTGTGAGTGTAAGATCAAGTCACGCGCAAGCAACACTAGTAGATGATAATTATAAAAAGATAAATAATGGAACATCTGTTGTTGAATTCTGGGCTCCCTGGAATGAAGTTAATATGTGTTCAAGTTGGATGGTAGATATTACAGGCGCGACCTATTACATTATGAGTGTGGAAAGTCAAACAGCAAAAGACTTAAAAATTAAAGTACTTCCTACATTGATTGTGTTTAATGATGGAATGGAAGTAGCGCGATTTGAAGGTAATATCAAATTCCAGCTATGTCCGAAAAGAACACCCAAAAAAGTTCAGGGTGCAATAAATGAACTTGACAATTTAAATAGATATTAATGAAGAAATTTTTAGAAATATTTAAAGATGATAATGACTGGAATGAAAAAGCTATTGTAGGCTTTATTGCATTTGTGATTATGATTTTAATAATGCTAGCCGATATGATTACAGGCTGGTGTGGTAAAGATTTAGTAATAAATGAATTTGTTTATGACTCTTTCCTATTCTTAGTATTAGGATGTTTTGGAATAGCAGGTATAGAAAAATTCGCAAAAAAATAAAAATAATGAAAATTAAATTTTGTAAATGGATAAAAGCTATAACCTTTGGTTTAGTTTGTTTAGAATGGTGTATAAAACCTGAGACATGTGATCAGGGAGATAAATGTTGCAAAGCCTAATGAAGTTGGGTAGAATTAGTACTCATGTGAGTTATCGTGAAGGAGTGCGTAGTAGAACTGCAGACAGATTAGGATTAGAAAATAATCCTAATACTGAGCAACTAAAATGCATGAAAGATATAGCTGAAGGTTTATTTGAACCTTTAAGAAAGTGGGTTGGTGGCCCAATAAAAATTAATAGTTTTTTCAGAGGGGAGCCACTTAATACTGCTATCGGGGGAAGTAAAAGATCTCAGCATATGAAAGGTCAAGCTATGGATCTTGATGATACATTTGGGCATAAAACAAATGCAGAAATGTATTACTATATAAAAGATAATTTAGATTTTGATCAAATGGTTTGGGAATTCGGAGACGATGATAATCCTAACTGGATACACGTAAGTTATGTGACGCATAGGCCTAACAGAAAGAAGCTAACTGTAGCATTAAAAAGAGACGGTAAAACCGTATACGAACATAGAGAAAAATAATATGAATCATTTTCAAATAGTCCCACATTTTGTAAACACCAGAGAGTTTTCTTGTGAAGCTAAAAATTTTATTAAAAATGGATACTACACAAGTTCACCTCCTGGTACTTATGCATTTCGAGAATATTGGGATGAACAAACTCGTAGATGTATGGAAGGCTATGAGGTTGGGGGAGTTAGGATAACAGGTGCTCACTACTTCTACCTAAATTTTACACAGATAAAAGCGACAGTAAAACAAGGTAAAATAGAGAGAAAGATCCTAACGTTTCCATCATTTCTAGATATGGATTATTATTACTTTATGGAGGTAGAGCTAGCTAGACAAAATGGTCAAGGTATTATTGTAGCAAAAGCTCGACGTAAGGGATTCTCTTATAAGAATGGTGCATTATGTGTATATCAGTATAATTTCTTTAGAGATTCTACAAGTATTATCGGTGCTTACCTTAATGAATATTCTGGGGCTACTATGAGTATGGCATTTGAAATGTTAAACTTTATCAATAAACATACTGCATGGGCAAAGCGTAGAAATCCTGATAGAAGAGATTTTGTTAAAGCTAGATTTAAAGAAGTAATAGATGGTCAAGAAGTTTGGAATGGTTATAATAGTGAAATATTCACATTAACATTTAAGGATAACTTCTCTGCAGCTATTGGTAAAACTGCCGATTTAATGTTATTTGAGGAGGCCGGAAAATTCCCTAATCTTATTAATGCATATATGGTAACGGCACCAGTATTTAGAGATGGTAATGTTATGATTGGTATGCCACTAATATTCGGAACAGGGGGAGATATGGATGGAGGATCTAATGATTTTGCTGAGATGTTTTATAATCCAGAAAAGTATTGGNTACGTCCTTATGAAAATATTTGGGATGATGGAGGAGCAGGAACTAATGCAGGATTCTTTATTGATGATATGTGGTATAAGCCTGGAAAGGTAACTATAGAAAAGACGGGCGAAGTAGTTAGTATGGTAGATGAAGATGGTAACTCAAATAGAGAAGCTGCTGAAGCATTCTTAGATCAGGAACGTAGGATATTAAAAACTACAGATTCGAGAACTACTTGGGAAAAATATATTACACAGTCACCAAAGACTCCAAGAGAAGCTTTCTTAAAAACTAGTGGAAATATATTCCCTACTATTGAATTAAATGCTTGGCTGGCTGAACTTGAAGTTACAAAAAAAGCTCAAGACATGGCTATGGTTGGTGAGTTATATTGGGAAAAGGATACAGTAAAGTGGATGCCTAATAATGATTTAAAGCCTATAAATAAATTCCCATTAAAACCAAATGAGGATAAAGAAGGTTGTGTAGTTATATGGGAACACCCTTTTAGAGATGATAGTGGATCGAGTCCTTTTGGATTATATATTGCAGGGACTGACCCATATGATCAAGATGATTCTACAACAAGCTCTTTGGGAAGTACATTTATATATAAGACTTTCCAAAAGTTTGATAAGACTTATAATCTGCCAGTAGCAGAATATACTGGTAGACCAGAAACCGCAAAAGAATATTATGAGAATATTAGAAAACTTCTCACATATTATAATGCGCAAACCTTATATGAGAATAACTTAAAAGGTTTGAAAATATATTTTGAGCAGAAAAAATGTTTACATTTATTAAAAGCTCAACCAAGTATACTAAAAGATATTGTAAATAGAACTACAGTAGCTAGAGGTTATGGAGTACATATGAGTCAGCCTATAAAAGTACAGGCGGAAATATATTTGAGAGATTGGTTGCTAGAAAAAAGAGCCGATGGTGAAGATGGTAATGATAAATTAAATTTACATTCTATACTCTCTGTACCATTACTAAAAGAATTGATAGCGTATGATAAAGATGGTAACTTTGACCGCGCGATAGCATTTATGTTATGTATTTTACATTCACATGAAAACTATCATATTGATTTAGAAGCTCAGTTTGATTATGGGCTTGGTGATAAATTCTGGCGCACTTCGCACTTTAAAAAGAGAAAAGTGCGATTTTAAATGAATTTTTAAATAAATTTATATACTTTTGTAAATTAATTAAATACGGACAATGGAAGATAACATGGGATCATATATTTTGGGAGATCTGCCTAGACAGAAATTACCCCGAAGTAAGAAAGGAAAAAAGTGGGGTCGTACTTGTATAGACGAGCTCGAGAAAATTACGTACGGGGATGTACAGTATAATGGAAGATCATCTAGATTTAAAAAACAAATTAATTATGATTTGTTTAATGGTAAATTAGATCAGCAAGATTTTCAATATGTATTAAATCCGTTTGGATTTAGTGAAGGGGAGTTCCCTGCAACAATGCAGCATTATGATATTATATCTCCAAAACTCCAATTATTAATGGGGGAAGAAATAAAACGTCCATTTAATTTTAAAGTAGTAACTCATGATCCCGAGGCTATTTCTAAATTAGAAGAGATGAAGAAAGAAATGATGATGCAGTTTCTTTATAGTGTTGTTGTTAGTCCAGAAGAAGAAGCGGCACAGCAACAAGAACTTCAACAGTTGCAGCAAACAGATCCAGAAGCTGCGGCAGCATATCAACCAAAGACTCCGGCACAGATTGAAAAATATATTAACTATGAATATAGAGATATAAAAGAAGTAACAGCTCAGGGTATATTAGAATATCTAAAAAGAGATCAAGATCTAGAACTTAAATTTAATCAAGGTTTTAAAGATGCATTAATTGCTGGTGAAGAAATTTATTATGTAGGAGATGTAGCAGGTAATCCTACTGTACGGTTATGTAATCCTCTTGATATTAGAGTTATATTAGATCCAGATTCTCCGTGGATAGAAGACTCTCAAGCAGTAATAGAAGAAAGATGGTTAACTTTATCTACAGTTATAGATGAATTTTATCAAGATTTAGAGCCTGCAGAAATTGATAGACTGGAAAAAGGTCCAGGCGGTAGAAATGATAATATGGAAAGTGGTAATGGATTAAACTATCCATATAGTGAATTTAATATTGTTAACTATGAAAGATTAGATACAGTAGGGAGCGGGGTTTTTGATCCTGGTATGATTAGAACATACAGAAGAAATGGAATGATTAGGGTTCTACAAGTAGAATGGAAGTCTATGAGAAAGATTGGTATTGTAACATATACGGATGAAGCGGGTCAGATACAGGAAGATGTAGTAGACGAAATCTTTGAAGTTCCGGACTATGCTGAGAAGAAAGGAAAGCAATGGATGTTTGATGGAGTAGTGTTGCAATGGTATTGGATAAGTGAATATTGGGAAGGGACTAAAATCGGAGAAGATATTTACGTTAATGTTCAGCCAAAGAAAAACCAGCGTAGAGATATGACAAATCCTAGTGATGTTAAATCTGGTTATGTTGGATATATATATAATGAAAGAAATTCAGAATCTATATCATTAATTGATAGGATGAAACCTTTCCAGTACCTGTATAATATAATTTATTATAGAACAGAATTAGCTATTGCTAAATCAAAAGGTAAGGTAGCTTTAATGGATATTTCTCAAATACCAGCATCTGAAGGTTGGGATGTATCTAAGTGGATGTACTACTTAGAGTCTATGGGAGTAATGTTTATTAATTCTAGGGAAGAAGGTAATAGATCTAGAGATGCGGCTCCGTTTAATCAGTTTCAAAGTATAGATTTATCTATGGGTAATTATATTAATACTCATGTACAATTACTAGATGCAATTAAAACTGAACTTGGTGAATTATCAGGAGTTAGTAGACAAAGACAGGGTCAAGTACAAACATCAGAATTAGTTGGTAATACTGAAAGAGCTGTAGTACAGTCTTCACATATTACTGAATTCTGGTTCTATTCTCATAACGAATGTAAGAAAAGAGTATTAACTGCATTATTAGATGTAGCTAAAATGTCTTATAGAACAGGAAAGAAAATTCAATATTTAGGAGATGATATGATGAGAACTTTCTTAAATGTAGATTCAGAAGATTTTACTAATTCAAGTTATGGAGTATTTGTTTCAAACTCTTCAAAAGACGACAGAGCATTAGAATCATTAAAGTCTTTAGCACAAGCTGCATTACAAGCAGGAGTAGTAAGTTTTACAGATGTAGCTACTATTTTACAATCTGAGTCTATGACTAAGGTTAGGAAAATGTTAGAAACAGCTCAGATGGAGATGGAGCAAAAACAAGCTCAAGCTCAACAAGCAGAACAACAAGCTGCTCAACAAGCTCAACAAATGCAAATGCAGATGGAGCAAGAGAAAGAGAATAGAGAAGATGCTCGTAAAACTCAAGATAACGAAACTAAAATTAAAGTTGCTATGATTAATGCAGAAGCTAGAATGATTGATGCGGATCATAATAATGATGGTTATGTAGATCGTAAAGAAGCTCAAGCAGGAGCGGCTGATGCAAAATCAAATGTTGAGGCACAGCTTGCTCGAGAAAAAATGCAAGGAGAATTAGGATTGAAAAAAGCTGAGTTAGATGAAAAGAAAAGAGCTAATAAAGCAGAAGAGGGTATAAAGAGAACAGCAGCTAAAAACAAACCTAATGCACAGTAAGAATTTTAACGAATATAGAAGAGCAAGATTTGAGACTGGAGGAAATCCTAATGAAAATGTTACGAGTAAAAACGAGCATAAGGAAGATCAAATAACTGAGAAGGAGTATTATACAAAAGGAGATTGGTATAAACATCATGCTGCAGAATGGAAGGGAGCATTTCCTAGAATGTTTTATAGTGATCAAGAAAGAAACCCAAACTTGAATTTAAGTAAAGCGGGGTTTTTAGCTCTTGCTATGTCTAAGCATATGGGATATGGAGATCAGCCTATACACTTAACAAGTGGCGAACGTCTTGGATATGATCAGTGGAGAGTGATGAAAAAGTATCAGTATCCACAAGATATGAATTTATATGATAAAGAGTTTCGATCTCATGTAAAAGATTCAGTGAGAATTATGGGTCTTCAAAATGCTGGTCCTGCAATAGTAGATTGGATTGAACAGCAGTATCAGGATTTCGAACAGGGCTTAATATCAGAAGAGGAATTAAAGAAAAAAGTTAGTTCTCATATTGTAGGAGATGCTGGAGATTTTGTAGGGCCTTTCAGAACTTGGTTAAGAGGTAGTGGAAGTAAAGATTTTAGGACAGCTTTTAATGTTAATCCTTTAGATGAAGGAGACCATTATCATGTACCATTTGACGATATAGATCCTTCTACTTTATCTACAGAATTACAAGCACATTATTATCATTTTGAAGATATGTTTAATAGACTAGCAAAAGAAAATGATAGAGGAGAATTAAGAATCGATATGAATCCAAGTTCATATTCATTAAGTGAATTATCTGGTTTGGCAAATCTTCAGTTGGAATCTATTCCTATAACTGAAATACCAACTATTAATAAAGAGCCTGAGCTTATTAAAGCAAAGCCTATAGATTTATCTACAATGCCTAAATCAAAAGGGCCTAGTATTTGGGATAGATTAGGTTTTGAAAATGGAGGTAATCCAGAATGGAGAAAAAGAGCTAGAGCAGAATATGGTTTAAATAATCAACCACAAAGTCCAGTACATGAAAAAGAATTGCGGGCTAATGTTGGTTTGATTCAGCCTCAGAAGCCAATTACTCAAGGACATCCATTATGGGTTGGTCCTACAATTCCTTCTTTTATGTTAGAAGGATTAACAGAAAGTAAAGAGGAAGAGACTCCTACATTTAGTGTTAATAAATATGGTTGGGCAGATATAGACCATTATAGATCAAAGAAAGACGATCTTGCGTATATTACAGAACAGCAAAATCTAGCCTTAACTGAAGGCCGAGATATTAAGGTTGATGGTGCGTGGGGTAATCAAACCTATAATGCAATAAATCAAACTTTAGTAAATCAGCAATTAGACGCTTATACTAATCCATACTTCACTGATGCAGAATTCCAGGCTCAAATATGGAAAGAATCTGGTGGAAAAAATTCTACTGTATCAGGCGCAGGAGCTAGAGGTATATCACAGTTTATGCCTAAAACATTTAAGTGGGCAAAAGAAAAAGGGTGGATTCCAGAGACAGCTAAGATAACAGATCCAGCTGCTCAAGCATTAGCTCAAAGACGTTATATGGATTATTTATATGAAGATAGAACTAATATAAAATCTGCTAAAACAACAGAGGAAAGAAAAGCTAGAACTTTTGCTGCATATAATATGGGACCTGCGGCTTTTGATGAGTTCTGGGGTGAGTTGTCCGATGCAGATAAGAAGGCGGGATGGAAGACTTGGTATAAGAAAGCAAACAATGAAAGTAAGATGTATGTTTTGTGGAATATGGATAGAGCTACATATAAAAAAGATTATTCAACTCCATATAAACATAAACGTGGATATATGACATCTAAATGGAATGATGTAAATTATGGATTTGATGCCTTTGTAAAGAAGAATGAAATCTACAGATACAAATAAAAAGCTATAATAAACAATAAAAAATTTATTTTTTCCTAGCAAAAGGTTTTTTTATGTAATTAATTAAATATATTTTTGTCGAATTCAAAAAACTAATATTATTATGTCAGAGAATACAAACGATAATCCAAACCTAGATGGATTCAAAAATTTAGCTGCAGATATAATGCCAGCTGATAATCTAGAAGTAAAAGAAGTTGCATCAGTACCAGAAGAAGATTTAACAGAAACACTTGGAGCTGATACCGGAGTCAAGGACTTAACGGGAAGTGACTTAACTACCGATTCGGTAGAGCATATGGATGATGATAAAGAGGAGACGGAAAAAGAGGAGAGTAAAGAAACTCTTTCAGTTGATAATTTAGAAATCGCATATAAAGAAGAAATGGGAGAAGAAGACGAAACAGAAGAGACTGTTTCTGAATCTGATTCTGAGGAAGTATCACAACTTGGGGTACTTGCTAATTACCTAAAGGAAGAAGGTGTTATTGATTTTGATGATGAAGAATTTGAAGACTCAGAAGATGGGATCAAATCTTTGATTGAGAATGAAATAAAAAAAGGTGTAAGTAAATACAAAGAAGACCTTCCTGCTTTAGCACAAGAGTTTATTGAGTATATAGATAAAGGAGGAGATCCTCAAAATTTTGTAAAAGCTACGAGTGATGTTGACTTTAGTAGAATCGATCCAAAGATGGTTGAAGGTAAAGAAAACTTACAGAAGCAGTTAGTTGCAGAATTAATGAGACGTGAAGGTTTCTCTCAGGATGACATCCTTTCTGATATTCAAGATTTTGTAGATGGAGGTTTAATAAAGAAAAGAGCAGACAGAGCTTTGAAGAAATTACAAAGCATGCAAGCTAATGATCGAAAAAGCCTTCTTAAAAAACAAGAAGAATCTGCTAAAGCTAAAGAAGCAGAGTACACAAATTTTCTTACTAGTCTTAAAGACGACATCCAAACCAGAGAAGAAATCGCTGGTTTTCCGGTGTCTAAGAAAGCAAAGAAGGATTTCTATGATTATATAACAAAGCCTGACAGGAAGACAGGAAAAACTAGATTGGTGATGGATTCGGAAGCTGATCAAGATTCTCAGCTTAAAATGGCTTGGTTGTATTATAATAAGTTCGATTTTTCAAAAGTTGAAAAAAAGGCTAGAACAAAAGCAACATCTTCGCTTAAAGCAAGTCTAGAAAGAGCTTCTGGAGTTTCTTCAAAGAGACTAAAGAGTAAAACTAGAACAAAAGCTACAGGCAATGATATTGATTTCAGCTTATTTAAAAACGTACTTAATAAGTAATTAATTAATAATGTTTAACTAAAAAAAGAAAGTGAATGGCTATAAACGGATTGCAACTTTATAAAACTAAGTGGCACTCGGGATTAACCCAACAGAATCACCTTTCGTCAGCATATCTGACTGAGCCTGAAGTAATGAGTACATTAGTAACTCGTATCTTCGGAATGCAAGGATCTAACCCTATCCAATATTTAACTAGCGGAATGGGAAGATCTTCTGAGATCGGAAACAGAGAATATGACTGGCATTTACAAGGAGACGATGAAAAGGCAGTTCCAGTGACTGGAAACTTAGGTGACGGCGGAGCTCAACCAGGGCTTAACCGTACAACGTTCCGAGTTAAGTTCGGAGAAAAATGGTTCGCTAACCAAGAAGTATTGGTTGCGGATGACAGAGATTACAGAGTAAGAGTAATGGAAGATCCATATTTTGATGGATCAGATTGGATCTACACGTTAAAATTAACGAGTCCAGACCCAACGAAATTCATGGACCCAACATTGATTGATGCAGGATCACAGTTCTCGAAAGAGTATACTACAGTTCCTGAATTCTCAACTGGTGGTAACACGACTTTCAGTGCTCCATTTAAAATGAGAAATCATTTATCAACTCTACGTAAATCTTACACAGTAACAAGATCAGCAGCAACTGATGCTCTTGTTATTCAACTAGCTGACCCAGCTAACCCAGGAAAGAAAACTACAGTGTGGACAAGATACGCTGAATGGGAAGCAATGGCTCAGTGGTATAGAGAAATTGAAAGATCATACTGGTACTCAACATTCTCTGCTAATGCTAATGGTATTACAGATATGTTAGGTAACAACGGTCTTCCAGTATACGAAGGAGCAGGTATTAGAGAGCAAATTGCTCCTGCTAACAGACGTTACTATACAGACTTATCAGAAGGAATCATTAGAGATTTCTTAATTGACTTGTCTTACAATGTAATGCCTGAGTCTTCAAGAGAGTTTGTTGCGTTTACAGGTGAGTACGGATTCGCAGAATTCGACAGAGCTATGAAAACAGCAGCTTCAAACTGGACTCTTGTAGATTCAACATTCATTACTGGTAGCGGGCAAAACTTGTCTTTAGGTGGACAATTCAAAACTTACCTAGGATTAAATGGTACTAAGATTACTCTTAAGCACTTACCATTATATGACAACACAGTTATCAACAGACAGTTACATGCTGATACTGGAAGACCATTAGAGTCTTACAGATTCACATTCCTTGACTTTGGTATGGCTGGTGGAGAATCAAACATCCAAGCAGTTCATAAAAAAGATTCTAAGGATATGATGTGGCATACTGCTGGTTCTGTAGATCCATTTGGAAATACAGCTAAATCTGTTAACACTATGCGTTCTGATAATCTTGATGGTTACTCAGTACACATGTTAACTGAGTGTGGTGTGATGATTAAAAATCCTATGGCTTGTGGTGAATTGATTTGTACTAAGGCAGCTCCAAACAGCTAATTAGTGTTTAATTTAAAAATTTATCATGAAAGATAGAACAGGAAAAGTAATTTTGAAGGCTTTAGAAAGACAGTCATGGTCAGGCTTCCATAGATTTCCTAAATGTAAAGATACGGTCATAGCTTCTCTCGGTCGAGGGGGCTATGCTACCGGTCTTACACAAAAGGAAGAAAAGGATCTTGAATCAGAACTTCAGATGAAGCCTGGTACTTTAGGTAAGTACTCAGAGTATTGGAGAGACTATACGGTTATATTAAATGACAAGGATAAAACCTTGATGTTAGAAAGACCTAGAGATTTTATTGATTATAGAATCTTAATGTCTAGTAAACGTGTAGCTAATTCAGTTAATAATTTAAAAGATTGGCCAAAAGCAGAATATGTATTGTATGATGCAGAAGAAGATGCTAAAAAGGATAATCTTAAAATTAAAGAAAAAAGGAAGGCTTATAAAACATTTAACTCAATGACAACAACTGAAATGCGTAATGTATTAAAACTAATGGGTAAGAAGTCAGAAAATGCTTCGGACACATTAATTGAAAATACACTTGCAGATATTTTAGATAAAGATCCAGGGAGTTTTAATGAAACTGTAGACCAACCAGATTTCAAACTTCGAGTATTTGTCGAAGATCTTAGAGGTATAAATGCTCTTCGCGTGAGAGGTGGTCACTACATGTTCGGTGATAGTGCTATTGGTCACGACTTAGAATCAGCATTATTATACTTAAAAGATCCAAAAAATCAGGATATAGTATTATCGTTAAAGTCAAAACTTAAAGCAAGTAAAAAATAATGACGTTAGCAGAAATGCACATAGAATTCAAATTAGGGTTAGATAAGACAGATAGTCTTAACTACCCTAACTTTGAACCTGAAGAAATCGATCTTTGGCTTAATAGAGCTCAGGATCGTTTTGTAAAGACACGTTATGTACACAACAACAAAACGGAAACATTTGAGGAAACGCAAAAACGTACTGATGATTTAAGAACTATTGTTACAGAAGCAACAATAATTCCGTCTGCGATACAAACCCCAACTAAACCAAATGGAATATTATTCGATTTGCCTGATGGGAGTATAAGTCCGGATATTTATTGGTTCGCCATTAACGAAGAATGTGAAATACGTTATGAAGACTGCAACGGCAGTTGGGTAGACGAAAGAACAGGAGTTTATGCGACATCTCATAATGATTACGATAAGTTAGTCGATGATCCATTTAATAAACCAGACAAAGGAGTTGTCTTACGTTTAATGCATGGAAGATGGGCTGAGTTGATTACAGATGGGTCTTATACAATAAACCAGTATTTTTTGAGATATATAAGACAACCGATTAGATTGGATATTATTAATTCTCCATTAATGTCATGTGAATTAGCAGAACATACACACATAGAAATTGTGAGTATAGCTGTTGGTTTAGCATTAGAGAATATAGCAAGTCCAAGATTCCAGAGTCATATGGTCACAGAAGTTACAGGAGAATAAAAAAAATTGTTTAATTTAAAAATTATGAGTAATGGCAAGACATGAAAATTATAAAATTCTTATCGGAAAAAATGTAGCTAGAGCAGCAACAAGCGTTGCTGGACTAGCAGACGGTGAGGTCGCAGTAGTAAAGTCAGATATGACTTTAATGGCTGCAGGTGAAACTATCGCTAATAGCGATTATTGCTACATTGTACAAGGTACAACTGGCGCACCAAGGTTCTCGGCAAAAATCCAAGGACTACAAGTAGAAAAGTGGGATGGAACATCTTATGCTCCAGCAGTTCAACAAGTAGCACAAGTAGGTGCAGTTGCAGCAGGTGCGGGTTCTATTAACTTAGTAAACTCAACTGAATATGTATTCTCTATCATATTTACATATGATAAAGTTATCGGATCTGAAAGACAATTAGTAAGACGTTTTTACTATACTTCAGATGCAACAGCTACACAAGCTGAGATTTCTGCAGCTATGGTTGCAGCTATCAACGCTGATGATTACGCTAAAACTTTAGTAGTAGCAGCTCAAACTACAGGTGGTGTACCAACTGATAGTGGATTCACTGTTACGGCTTTAGCACAAACTTATGCTATCATTGATGGTTATGAGCAAGTAACATTTAAGTGTGTAATGGACGGAGGTTTCTCTGATGGTGGTTCAACTACTTACGATGAGAACTTAACTGCTGCAGTTTATGGATCAGGTACATATGAGCATGTTTCTGATTTAGAAAGAGCTGCTTTAGGATATGATGGTGTAACTAACTTAATGAGATTCCCAGTACCTTCGTACCCAGTGTACGCAGCATCAGGGGCTACTTATGATGTTTATGCAGTATCACATTCTGATAGACACGCTACAGCTAATCTTAACAAAGATGGCTTAAGCCCAGAAATGACATTGGTAGCAATACCTGTTGGAGCTGGTCAGCAGGCTGCTTTTGAAGGAGAACTTAATCCTTGGATGAATTCTTGTCCGGGTAACTTCCCAGCAGTAGCACTGTAATAAAATAAATGTTTAACTTAAAAAATTAGAATAATGGCAGCACCAACAATAACAGGAAAAGGGATCAACAGATCAGTAGAGGCAGCTACAGCTAACTTTGTATTTAGTGGTACAGTAGCTGGAGATTATGACTCAACTGTAACGATTCCTGCTGGCGCAACTATTTTAGGAAGCGCTACAAAAGCAAACGTAACTATGGCAGGTGGTACTAATTTAATTATTAAAATGGGACCAGCAGCTTCAGGAGATGCATTATCAGCAGCTATAACAACAGCTGATATGAATGCGGCTTTAAAGCAAAACTTTGAACCAGCAGTTGCACCTTTAGCAGTTACTGCGGCAAATGACGGTGGAGTAATTTCAATTACTACTTCTGGAACATATGCTTCAGGTGACGTAGATGTTACAGTCTTTTATGTAGTATAAAAGAAAATGTTAATTATATGTAGATATAGAGGGGAGAAATCCCTTCTATATTTGCGTATTTAAAAAAGTATATAAATGGCTGGAATAACAAAGGTAGACTTTAGAGTACATGAAGCATGCGATAACAAAAGTATTATATTTACAGATATTACAGGAACGTATAGTACGTTTACTCCTGGCGGTTGGGGTATACCTAACTATGAATTAGGAGATGTAATAGATGCTGAAATAATTGTAACCACACCTAGTGGTACAAAATATATATTAGANATGGCAACCATTTCACCAGANCTTCCAAANGGAACAAATGGTGAATTTAATATACATATGGGACTTCTTGGAGGAACTGCGGGACAAACCGTAATTCAAGGAATCTATGAATTCGAATATAGAATTTTAGTTAATGATGGAACTCAAGGCGGTTTCTTAATTACTAAACGAAAGTATGGATTAATGTCTAGTGTAATTAAATGTTGTGTTCATAAAATGTTAGCTAATCTTGATATATGTGACGACTGTCCATGTGGAGAAGATAAGTCAAATGCTCTTGAAGCCTACACTCTTTATAAAGCTATGTTATATGCATATACTTGCGGTAGTTTAACTAAAGCCGCGAAAATGGCAAAGCAGGTAAATAAATTGTGTAATTATAAGGGGACTTGTGCATCATGCACATCTTCATAAAACAGATAGTTAATGGCATGTGAAAGTTGTTTAAACGGGTGTGTAACGCCCCAACATTGCTCGTGTGATTGTAACACGTGCGCAGAAGCAAATAGTTGTGACATTCCTGTAGGAGATACAGGACCTGTCGGACCCGCTGGACCTATGGGACCTCCGGGTGTAAATGGTACAGACGGATTACCAGGATTAGATGGTGCCGATGGATGTACTATGACTGATATATATATCTCTGATGGTTTAGATGGTAATACTCCTGGAGATATTATTGTAACTACAGGTACAGCAGCACCGTGTCCAAGTACATATAATGCAGGTAATATTATATCTACAGTATTAGGCCCAGGAGGAGCAGTTCCTGCTGGAGTTATAGTTATGTGGAGTGGACCAGTAGCAACTATTCCAACCGGATGGGCTTTTTGTGATGGTACAAATGGTACACCTGATTTAAGAGGACACTTCATAGGAGCTTATGGCTCACAAGCAATTCATGCACCTTTCAATGCTTTAAACGGTAGTGGAGGATCTTTCACAATTAATCTATCACCAAATCAGATTCCAGCACATACACATAGTGGAGCACCTTTAACAGCGGTAACAACTACTGCAGATGATTCTCATTGTCATGTATTATGGGGAAGAAATGGGACGGGAACAGCAGTTGGTCAATTTAGAGACCCTGAATATGGAAGAAGTAATTCACCACCTGCTCAATGGTTTTCTTCAACAACTTCTCCAACTAGTCCATGTAATACAGATATAAATACACACAATCATGCTGCAAATACTACAATAGGAGGACAAACAGGAGATGGAACACCTCAACTATCAGCACCTAATGGNGCTAATGTTGATGTAACAAATAAATTTTACACTTTAGCATTTATTATGAAATTATAATGAGTAAAACAGGGATTACNACAGTAATAACAGAATATGATATAACTTATAGATTAAATAAGTTAAAATGTTGCTTTGCTACAAAAGCAGCAGAACTAGTTGATAAACAACGTTTTGGAAAAGAATGTAAAGATGAACTATGTAATTTAAAACTCTTAGGAGCTTATATTGAAATCATTGAATGTTACTCTCCTCTTCCTTGTAATTGTGAGGGAGAATGGGAGTTAGATGGTAAACTTATTTGGACATCGTCTTTAACTATTCCATATGGAACAGTCGTTAAAGCATATATGCGACCAAACGCAAACCCCGGAGAATATTTATATTTAAGATGGCAAGGAGTTGCTACATTAGTTCCTCCAGCAGGTTCATGTACTAATCCTGTTACAGGATTTACTGCGCCGTGCATGNCNGGCTTAAATGGAGTTGGTCCAGCAACATGGAGTGTCTGTGGTAATGTAAAAGAAGCNTGGCAAGCCGCTGGAAGTAATGACTGGAACCCATCTGTAGTATATGGACAAGGAGATATAGTTAAATTTATGGGAGGAGGTGTAGGAGCAAATCAGACTAAAAGAGGTAAATACTTTATTAGTATTACAGATCCAAACCCACAAGGAGCAGGATTTCATGAAAGTGGACATTGGATAGAATTAAAATGTTTTCCTAAACAGGAGGTATAATTAAATAAAAGTAATAGAATGGCTCAAGAAGATTTTCAAAAATGGTTTACCGGATTTCGTATGAAGACGAGTACTGTAGGGGGAGCAACTCCACCTATAAACTCAAACGTTCCTGATAGGGAAGCCAACTTTTCTACAGCAACAGTAACAGCTCGTACTGCTATGACTATAGGTGGTGAGACCTATAATGCTGGAGATGTTATGGCTTTTTCTGATGGTCATTATATTTACAATAGGACTGCTAATGTTATGGGCGGTGCTCTTAATACTGGAAGTATAAAGAGTATGCCACAATCTGTTTCTATTGTTCCTGTTCCTGATTTTTTAGCTCAAAATATTGGTGGTACAGATTATAGAGGTAAGTTATTTTGGGTATTTTCTAACGGTCATCATAATGGAATAAGGATTGGAGTAATTGATATGACCCAAAATAGTGGATTAGGAGAGTTTAAAAACTATGCACAATCTGCACAGACACCACCAAGCGGTATATTAGGAACATTAAAAGATTCAGAAAGAGGTATAGGAGGTCGTATGACTGTTATCTGTAGAAGAGGAATGAAAGGATCCGACTCACAGGAGGAAGGTTATTGGGTTATTGCAAAACAAGCTACTAAAGCTACTGATACATTTAATGATAATGGATGGTATGTATGGGCAATAACTAGTATAAATACTACTACTAAATTTCCTACAATATCTTCAGGGCCTGCAATAACTCCAGTAGTAAGTAATGTAGGTACAAACTATACTGGTTGGGAAGATAATGGGCCACATGGTATAGTTGATGCTACACCTCTAGAAATTAGCCCTACTGCTGTAAATGATCATAAACTAGCAACAATTTATAGAGCTACAGTTGGTACATCTGTACTTACACAAGAAAATGATACTGTAGAAGTACTTACATTTAATGGTACTACAGGAGCTATAACTAATCCAACAACAAAAATTACAAAAGGTTTTGATAAGGGGCCTCTAGGGTGGCCAGCTCCAGTTAGCCAGCCCGCAAGATATTATAATATGTATGTTTGTTGGTCTCATGATAGTACAGCTACAACAGGTTATCTTTATTATGGTAATTATAATGTACCTGCAGCAGCTCCAGGAACTCCTGGATTACAAATTCTATGGAATGAGATAAATAATTTAAATGTATGGTCTCTTACGAATTTAGGATCTCTAGAAGTAGAGGATAATTCAGGTACTAATATATGGAATTCTATAGGACCTGGTAGAATTATTGGAGGTATTTGGAGAGATCCTCAAAAAGTGGGAAGAATATTTGTATCTACTCCTGAACAAACACAACAATATACACTAGCAGTAAGTTCTTCATCTCCAGTTTGGAGTATGGATTATCCAGAAATATATGGAACAGCCACTGTTGGAGTAGCGAATCCGATCCAGCATTGTATTATAGAAAATGCTGATGATCCTGTGACTACTAATCCAACTTTATCTATGGTTGGAACACTTGATAATGCAACATATTATAAGTATGGAGCTCCTCAATTTACTATTTGCGCTACAACAGCTCCTACATCTCCAGATATATCAATAAAAAAATGTGTTGGAAGACAGTATGTATTAGATACAGAAGGCTCACTTTATATATTAGATACAGCAGCTCCTGCTAGTACAGTAAATCAAGTTACTACTTTTGGAGGTCTTACTAATTTAGTTGGTATGAGTATTAATCAATATACTGATCAACATTTTATATGGAGTTCTCCTACCGGAGGAAACAGTATAAGCTATTCAAAATTTAATAGTGATACAAGTTTAGTAGCAAATCCAGTAGCTATTGGGGGAGGTAACTTGGCTACATATGCAGATATTCCAGTTATGGCATCTTCAACAGGCTGGGTTAATGCAGCAGGTTCAGGAACATCTAATGCAGCTTCGTTATGTAAAACGCAGGAAGGACTAGGATTAAAAGCTGGAAGTACTACTTTATATAGTTATGTTGAAATAGATACAGATGCTAATACAATAAACACTTATAATGCAGCCGCACAAATAGATATATCATCAGCTTTTAGTGGAGCTTTAGCTGGTAAAACCCCTACAGCAGCAGTAGTTTATAAAGATCACTCTACAGCAACGATTAAACAATTATGGGTAGCTTTTGGAGATAGAATAGCTTACCTTAACCGCTTAACTAATTCATGGACATTAGTTACAGCTACAGCCCCAGCAAATATTACTGCTTTACAAATTACGAATAGTGGAGCAACACCAACTATATGGGTATATTCAGGGGCTGCAGGATCAACAATTAGTCATTCAGGAGTTCCTTCTGCAGGGGCTGGATTTACATTTACAGCTTTTGCAACTTCTATTATTACCGATCCTGGAAGCTTTCCATGGTTAAAACTTCCTATATCTATAGGGGGCCAAAATGCTGCCCAGTATTTTGATCATTCTCCTTTACGTATAACTTCATCACATCCTGACTATTTAGTTTATGAATCTACTTGTGATGATGCATTAAATGACACTTGGAAACAAGCTGTTACAGGTGAACATAGAGGATGTTTTTATTGTGGTGGTGAGATTACAGACTGGAAGCATGATGTTACATGTGATTGGCTTTTACCTGATCAAACTTTTTCACAATGTAGATTTTGTGTAGAAGATTTATTTGATGAGTGTGTTGCATTATACCCATGTTGTAATATAGAAACTGACCCACCTTTAACGAGTGGTATGGGTCCAGTAGAGCTACCTGGTATTGTAACAAATACAGGATCAGTTACTGTAGGTAATACATACTCAGCTAGTGCAGGTGGAGCTACACCTGTTTGTTCAGTAGCTGTAACTCCAGAGAATCATTTTTGGTTTACCTCTGAAGATGGTAATATATATTCAATAGATAATTCAATACTAGGAACTTGTTCAATTTCTGCATTTTCTGTACAGAATGGTCTTATACCAGATTTAAAAGATGTAACTTTTGATAAGCATGGTAATGTTATATATACATCAAGTGTATCAGATATATCTTGGGCATCCGCTTTAACAGTAAATTATATATCACCTGGAGAACTTATTTCAAATACATTTAATGTACCTCAATGTTTAGATTATGATTATTCTGCTACAGGGCATATTGTAGGAGGAGATATGGTAGCAGCAGTTGCTACATTTACTAGATATACAAATTCTTTAGGTGGAGGTTTAGCTATAGCTACTACTGTAACTAATGCTACAATTAGCTTAGGGTATGATTTAACTGTTGATTATAATAGTGGTGATTACTTTGTACTAGGAGATGAGACTGGAGGAGGAGGTTTAAATAAATTACTTAGTATCGATGATGCTAATGGTAATCATACATTAATATCTGATCTAGCTACTGTTTGTAGTTTTGTAGCAGGTCAAAATGCATATGGTATAGAAAGAATTAGAACGGCTCAATCAACAAGTGCTATGTATGTTCTATCTGCTATACAAATAGGATTAGGTCCTATTGAAATATACCTACACGAATTAACGGATGATGGAAGTACTCAAGTATCTGTAATACCATTAACTAATCCAGTAACAGCAACAAATAGCTGGACTAACATTCCTACTGGACTAGGTTATAATGATGTATGTTCGAAATGGCCAAATAATATAGATCCAAATCTAACTAATTATACTGATTGTAATACATGTATTTCTGATCCAAGCACAGAAGATTGTTGTTATAAATTAACAAACTGTGATACAGGAGCTATACAATATAGTACTCAAGGTTTATTAGATCCTTATGTTGGAGGTGTAATAAGACTTACAGGAGATACATGTTGGGAGGTAGAAAGATCTTTATACTGCAATAGTCCAGTAACAGTAATCCCAGCAACCTCTCCTGGCCCTTATGCAGACTGTGCAGCATGTGANGTACCAGACCCTATTTACTATAAATTACCTAAATGTGGAGATGCTAGTAATGTTGTGTATACAGTTAATGGAGCAACAGCTGTATCAACTCCAGGTATAGATGGTTATTTTGCAGCAGGAGTAGTAGTTAACTTAACTGGAGAATGCTTCTGTAGAGAAGTACAACTTAATCCTTCAGGCCCACAAGGAACTGAAGCTAATTTAAGTGTAGCAAGTACACAAGTTGATTGTGCTAATTGTATATATTACTTAAGAGTTGAAGATTGTGTTACCGGTGCTATAATTAATGTTGATTATGCGTCATCAACAACACTTCATCCTTTCATAGGAGCAGCTAATGCCCATGATATTACAATAGGAGGAGTAGCTCAAGATAACTGTTTTAAAGTATTAGTAGGCTGTATAGGCCCTACAACAGTAACATATCCTACTGCAGCTATAACTGCAAGTTACGCTGATTGTGCAGCATGTGCGACTGCAGGTCAAACATGTGTAAAAGTATCACATTGTTGTGGAACTAGTTATGTACCAGATCAAATTGTTAATGTAACAACAGGAATTACAGCAGCAGATGTTGGAGCAGTAGTACAAGCAGATATAACAGTAGCTGGTGTTATTTATACAGGGTGTTGGACAGTAAGTGCTAATGCTGATTGTGTAGGTGTATTACCAGACGCAGATGTAAATGCAATTAATACTGCAACAGTAGGTACAGGTAATATGCCAGATTGTACTTATTGTTTAATTGATCCATGTCCTTTAGAATGTACACTACTAGAATCATGTACTGATCCAGGTATTACTATTACTGTATCAGGAGGATTAGGAAATAGTATTGGAACAGATGTCGTAGAATTATCTGGACAATTAGGATGTTGGAAACAATGTTTAACATCAGGAAATCCAATAGCAGGTACACATTGGTTCTATGGAGAAAGGCTCGGAATAGATTTTAGTTCGGGAGCACCTGTGTCTGATATGAATGGAATGTCTGATATGCTTACTTACAACGCTAGTAATGCTATAGGTGCTGATGCTTGGACATTTAGAGGATCAGCAGTTCACTCTGCAACAGAAGCCGCTACTCTAGGTGGACACGCTTTTGCGGCAGGAGATTTAATGTTCTATACTGACGGTCATTATATATATGATAGAACTCATACTAAGATGAACCTTGATTCGGGAGCTGTACATAAAGGAGATGCAAATGTAGGAACAGTAGGTGATGATGGAAAAACATTCCCAGCTCAAGGAGCATTAGTTATACCAAATGCAGCAGGAGGATTAGTAGGAAATGTATGGAAACAATATTATGTTATACAAAATTCATGTCATAATGGTCCTATAAAATGGTCTATTGTTGATATGACTTTAAACAGTGGAAAAGGAGAAGTATTAGCTGCATCGGCTAATACTACATTAGTAGCAAGTGCCGCTGAGATGATGTGTGTTAATACTACAACTGGAATAGGATCAGGAGCTTACTGGCATTTCTTCTTTATACCTCCTATGGCTAATGGTACTGACCTTAATAATCAGAATATTCAAGCTATTAAATTTAGTAACGCCGGAATAGGTACACCTTTTATGGCAGTAGATATGCCATTTGGTAGATGGGATTCTTCCAATATCCAGTTTTCAGGAGAGATGGTGGTTAATCAAACAAATGATATTATAGCAATAAGAACAAATCAGTCAAAAACTGGATTTAATCAAAACTGGATATTGCATGTTTGGGGGCTAAACCCTACTACAGCGTTATCTGCTACAGCTACTACTGGATTAATCAGTAATGATGGCTGGAATGCAGGAGCTCAAAATGGAGCATATTCTTGGATTCTAGGAGGATCTTACCAAGAACAAAATGTTACATTTGGAGGATATACTGGATTTTTAGGTATGGATAAACCTAGGACTCTAGCATTTAGTGCGGGTGGAGACTACCTCATTTACGCATATGCAAATTATTATGAGCCTTCTGATCCATTTAATTTACCTTTAGTTCAATCTGGATGGGGTCTAAATGTGATGAAAATAAAAGACTATGCAAATGAATTAATGATTACAAATGGATGGGTAACGCCTAGTTCAACTAATGATGGAAATACCTTTGATACTGATCCTAATAAATATATGTTTTCTTTCCCTGTTGTTGGTTCTTCCCCAAATACGACACTTTCCCAAAAAACATTCCCTGACGCTTCTACTGCTAGTGGATGGTTAGGAGGAACTCCGCCAGATGAAACTAGATGTAATGTTGCAATTACAGATATGACTATGGGTCCTGATAATAACTTATGGTTATCTATGGTAGAATGGACTCAAGATGATATATATAAATTATCAATAGGACAAGGACAACAGGTTACAAATTCTCTATTAAGACTTAGTAATCCTACTAGTGGTGTATCAATAGAAGATCAATTAACATTTGTAACTCCAGTAGGATCATTTGATATTGGTAATAGACGAATGGGAGAAAGATTCCCAGTATGGTTAAATATGCCTTGTCCGTGTGATCCGGCAAATGTTATAAGCCCAGATCCTACAATTACAGCTACACATACTGATTGTACAGATTGTGCACCTCCACCAAACTTCTGTTATAAATTAACAGAATGTGAATGTACTGGAGGGACATCAGGATATAATCAATGTGCTGTAAATGATCCAGCTACAATGCCTGCTCCTATGGTTACATACGGAAAGAGTTGGTCACCAACTTGTACTTCTGGAAATGTAACTCAAAGATGGCAAGCAATAGTAAATGCAGTACAAGCATTAGGAACTACTGCATCACCAGGTATAGCACAAACAGTAAACTTTAGCTATAGCTTTATTAATGATGGGGCTACATTCCCATTAGGAGGAGGGTATCCAGGATTTGGACCAGCTAAAGCTGTAGAACAAGGGCCAGGTACAGCTAATCCAACAGGTACTAGTAGTGCATGTGCTCCTTATAATAAAACATATCAAATTACATTTGTACAGTTTAGAGCAGAAATGGTAACAATGTTTAATAACATTAAAGCTATGTTCGAAGGAATGTTTAATACAAATTGTGGATATGGAGCTAACCTAACTGTTAACTTTACAGATTTAGGATATGAAACTGGATATACTGCAGGTGATCCAGCAATGGGAACAAATACTATAGCAAGTTCTAATGGAACATCTTTTACTGATAGTAATGGAGTAGCAGGAATAGGAGACTTTAGAATTGGTTTTGCAGACTTCGGAGCTATAGATGGCCCTTGTGGAAATACAGGAGCAGCGTCAGGAATATTAGGATTATGCTTTACAGGAGATATAAATAATAATAACCCAGGAATTGCTAAAACTTCTCCGTATGTAGGTTTATTATTATTCGATGCAAATGAAGATTGGAGAAAAGCAGGAGATGCCGTAGTAGCAAATTCATTTGATTTAATCAGAGTAGGTATACACGAAATACTACACGCATTTGGATATGGTCATGATTTCTTAACCTTTGGTCCTCAAGCTGCAAATTGTGATTGTCCTTGTTATCAATCTGATTCTACATGCCCTAGTATGTATCCAACACCAGCTGGAGTTATTCCTAATGGTGATGCTTTGATGGGACCATTTGCAACCACTGCTTCTTTTGGTACTGTATTCCCAACTGGTCTTATGGGCCCAGAAGGAATATATGATAGAAGAGCTACATGTGGTATTTACGGAAATGATGATCCAAACTATGCATGTCAAGATGGAGTATGTTTAGGTAGTGGATGTACATATATTACAGAATACTCTGATGATCCAGCGCTTTCAGCATATGTAGGAGGAATAATAACTTGGGATAATGGAGATGCAGCAGGAGAAAGATGTTGGACTGTTGAAATAGAAAACCCATGTCCAGCAGGAGTTCCACTAGTTAATCCTGTAAATTTAGTTTCAGGAAACCCAACTGGAGATTGTGATGATTGTGATCCAGTAAGTCCATGTTGGACATTAGATTTATGTAGTTGTGATACTAGTATGGGAGCACCAGCTCAAATAATTACTACTACAGATATGTCAGGATATTGTGACGGAACAATAGGTACAGGAACTGTAGTAGAAATAGATCTATACCCAGGAGCATGTTATGAAATAAATTGTGCGGGACCAGATCCTTGTCCTGCAGCTGGAACAGTCGCTGTTGTAGTTACAAATACATATCCAGCTTGTGTAGACTGTTGTAGTTCAACGCAAACATGTTATCAATTATGTCCTTGTACCCCTAGTTATGACTCGTGTAGTGCAGCAACTTTAATATCTACTACTATTGCAGGATATTCACAAAATTATCAGGAATATTCCGTAAATACTCCAACTGATACGCATAACAGTAAAAAGTTAATTACTGGTTCACTGCCTAGCAGCTCAGGTGTATGTTATGATAATGTTACTGGAAACGCTATAGCTAGATTGCAAGGAATACGTATTTATAAATGTGGTACTATGAATGATCCATTAGATGGTATGACTAATTATTATTGGAGTCAAGCTCAGAGTTGGTCTACAGCTAGAGCTGAACTAGTAGCAGCAGGTTATGGTAATGCTACTATGGATTATGATACAATGAAAGCATGGTTGCAAGCCAACTATGTTAGTCTGGATGGAACATTAGCTTGTTTTGCAATAAATGGAGGGCTTTGTTTCTGTAATAGTACTTGTACTGTAGTAACAAATGATCTATCTGGTCAATTAGGAGATGTAGTAACACTAGGAGGAGCGCCACCAGCACCATTAAATACAACTGAATGTTATGAAGTTCAGGCATGTGGTACATGTGGAACAGGTTCATGTAACCCAGTAGGAGCAGTTGTTATAAATACAGTTCATCCAAATTGTCCAGATTGTGTAGCTGGTGGAGGATGTATTTGTTATAAATTAACAGATTGTTCAGATCCAAACATTGTTATTAATAATGTATGCCAGAGTGCGGCATTAGATACAGCATTTATAAATGGAGATATAATACAAATAAATGGAAACACTCAAACTTGTTGGGAAATAGACTGTGATGATAATAATATGTGTGATCCTGGTACTTGTTTAGCTGTAGCAGTAACTGCATCGTTTGCATCATGTGCAGCTTGTTTAGGTTCACAGATGTGGGAATGTGATCCAATGGGAGGATGTAATTGTGTACCATCAGCAGGAGCAGGGTTTGCAACCCAAGCGGCATGTTTAGCAGATCCACCTTGTTGTCCTAATCCAGACTCATGGGATTGTGACCCTGTTACAGGAACATGTTATGATCCAGGCACAGGCCTTGGTCAGTACGCTAGTGTATCGGCATGTATACAAGATTGTGGTACACCAGAATCATATAATTGTATTTATAGTGCATCTACTAATCAGTATAGTTGTTCTGATCCAGGAGATGGTTCAGGTACCTTTGCAACATTAGTTGATTGTACTACTGCAGTATCTACGAATACACAACCGTGTTATGTAGAATCATATAACTGTGTTGTAAATAATGGAGTAACACAATGTCTAGATCCTGGAGATGGAAGTGGAGCATTCAATAATACTAATGGAGGTTTAGCAGCTTGTGCTGCATGCAACGGATGTCCAACAGATCCAACATGTGCCGGAGTAACAGTAACATATGACTGTGATCCAGCATTTGGATGTATACCAAACTATGCAGGAACAGGACAATACCCAACCTTACAAGATTGTGCTGTAGACTGTGCTAGTTACGAACCAGAAGAAGGAACATTTGAAACTACATGTGAGAATTGTTTAGATGAAATAGATATGAAAAAGTTCTTTGATAAAGTAGCTGATGTATGTGATGATTGTAATGTACCATTTGGATTAACTGATCAAGAAGTAACGTGTGATACAGGATGCTTTGGTAATAGTAATATATATGTATTCCTAGATATAACTTCAACATTTGGAGGTACATTCCTAGAAAGGTTACAAAAAGCTGTACAGTTTAAAGTAGATGTAATTGAACCTGCTTTTGCTCAGATACAAACAGATAATCCAACATACTCAGGACATCTATATATTATTCCTGGGGCTTGGCCTCACGGGTCACAGTTTGGTCCTTGTAATAATTGTAATGGAACAGGAGCAGCAGCACCAGGTAGTAATACAGCACCAGAAGATTGGTTGGCTTGGGTTAACTATCCGATGAGTGGTAATGCGGGAGCAAATGGAGCCGGAGCAAACCCAATGGCAACAGGAACTTTACCTGCAAACCAGAGAACAATTATGGGACACACAATGGTTAATGGAGTAGGAGGAGCACCATTTGATTGTAATATACCAGCATACGAGGCTGCTGTACACGGACCTTTATTACAACAGTTAATGATCTTACCTGGTTCTTATAACACAGATGGATTTAATCAGGTTAACCCATGGCAAGATCCTATAGGCCAAGAAGGATTTAGTGATCCTTATCATGAATTTGAGGGAGGAGATAATGACGCTATTGTGATTATATTCCAAGATGAGTCTAGAGGTAATCCAGGCGGATACCATGAAACCAATACTAATGTTAATCAGTGGGGAGGTACTTGTGGAAATGCGTTATGGGGAGGTGCTCCAGGTATTAACTGGCACAGTATAGGAACAGGACCAGCTAATGCGCTACAGCCACAATGGAAGAATGATTATAATAACTTTATGAGTCTTCATGAGTTTGGTTGGAATGCAAGCGGAGTGTCTAATGCTGCTTCATCATCATACAATGTTACATTAAAAACAATGATATATGCAGGGTCTTGGGTTGATCACAGTACAACAGCTGTTGTAGATACAAGAAGAGATTTCTTATATCACTTAATGGGAGCAGTAGGAGCTCAGAGTCTTGATGCAAATATATCTTTTGCTGGTCATATAGATTGTGCAAGTTATGTAGGTGTTCCAGCAATGTACGGATTCGAGTGTTTTGTAGCAACAGATGTTACTATACCAAATCCATATATGGGAGCAGCAGGCGGGGGAGATCCTACGCTTACTACTGGTTATCTGGGAGGTTCATTAAGTAATTATAACATGACTTTCCATATACCAGATTATCCGATAATGGATCTAAGTTCTACAATGTTGTATGATTTATGGAAAGAATATTTATCAGATTGCTAATTATGAAAACTTTTTTATATATTTGCAGAATGTTTAAAAATAAAAAATCAAAATACTACTGGGATGTAACACGGAATATGACGCATGAACAGGCACAGAAGTATTTAAAAAAGGGGAAAATAAAAAGAATGTTTAACAAACTTAAAACAATAGTTTAATGGGAATACAGAAAACAGATGTTTCTATGCTTGCTAAAGTTAAGTCTTTAGGTGCTTCTTTCTTTGAGAAATTTGTATCTACTAAGACGATGAATAAGAAGCTTACGGAACTTAATAATATAGGATTACGCGATTTAATTATTGCTACTGCAGTATCACAAACTACAGACTTTGGAAGTCTTAAAGTAGGTGACATAGTTGTTATAATATTACCAGCAGCGGGAAATGCACAATTTGTGAGTATCTCAACAGCAGGAGATTTAGGACAAGCAGCAGTGGTAGGTCAATTATATATCGTATTAACTCCTAGCATGTAATTAATATTAATTTAAAACAATAATCATGAGTAAAGTAAAGACGCTAAAGGCGGAAACTACAACTAAGAAAGACTCTGTAAAAATTAAAAACAGAGATCTTCTAACTATTAGTCAAGGACTAGCTTACATTAACAGTAAGGAATCTAAAGTATGGCATACTATAACTAAAAATTTAGATAGTATACAAGAAGAGGTAATGGCTGTTAATGTAAAACACAAAGAACTAACTGATGAACTTGCAACAAAAGACGAGTTTGGTAATGCAGTTAGAACGGAGAATAATCAAATTGACTTTGGAGATAATATCGACAAAGCAACTGAGAGCTGGAATAATACACTTGATGAAGATGTTGAGGTAGTATTGTATCCAATTCAATTATCAGATCTTGAGGATCTAAATTTGGATGCTAATATAATGAAGCCTTTATTGGGATTAATTGTTGTTGAATAAAACATAAAATAATGACGAAAAGAAGAATTTCAAACACAGAACTACATGAAAATATCCAGGATATTAAAGATGACGTTAGATTTATTAAAGCTAAACTTTTAGATCCGGATACAGGAGTGACAGCTCGTGTAAATAGAAATACTTCGTTTCGTAAATCAACAACAAAAGTACTTTGGTCTATTTGGATAGCGCTTGCGGGAGTGCTTACCAAAATGCTATTCTGGGAATAATGAAATCTGATCCTAAAATATATATTATTTTAGGTCTGTTTGTATATATACTGTTCCTTCAGAATTGTTCAGACACGCCAAAAGTTATCGATGAGATAACTACAGAAGTACATACTGATACGACTAGGATTACTGTTGTGGATACTGTTCAATTTGTTGATACAGTTATCCGCAAAGTAATCGTCAAAGTTACTGAGCCGGTTAAAATAGAAGGTAATATTAATGAATATGTTAATGAGTTTAGTGATAGTTTAATATCAGGAGAGGTTTGGACTAGAGTAAATGGTAAGCTACTAGATCAGTCTTTTGATTATATTCCGAGTTTTCCTCAGTATATAATCCAAACTGATACAGTAATTATAAATACTAATCAAACTACTACAATTAGAAAAACTAATTTTAGTTTGAATGCGGGCATAGAGGTAGGAGGAAGTGTTGACAAATTTAACTTTTCTCCTATTGTGGGTTTTACTACAAAGAAGAGCAATTCATATTTTTATAGATATGGAGTTCTTGATAAAACACACAGTATTGGAATAATGTATAATTTTAAAATAAACAAATAGAATGGGTGTATTAGATAAATATAGAATAAGGGGAGCAGTTAATACTCGCTTTAATCCAGGCAGAAATAATAATTGGGATTGGAATGAATTATTGACTACTATCGAAAATAACTTTGAAGCTAATTTTGATCTTGATGCTTTAGATGCTAGAGTTACAGCAAATACTGGAAAGATAGACACTAACGATGCAGCTATAGGAGTTAATACAACTGCTATAGCTAATAATGTTAACGCTATTGCAGCTAACTTAGAAAAGAATAATATACAGGAAACTGAAATTGCAGCTCTAAATCTTAAGTTACAGCAGTTGTGTGCATGTTTAATTTCTAAAGTAGAAGGGTTCGAGTGTCCAGCTTGTGGTAAATAATAAGATATGATACTACAAATAACGCACGAAGGTCAATTAGTAGGACGATATATTAGTTTAACCGAAGCGTCTGAAAGAACAGATATTGATAAAGGCAGTATCTGCAAAGTTTTAAAAGGTCAGCGTAAAAGCGCTGGAGGGTTTAAATGGGAGAGAGAAGAAGATGAAATTGATAATGATAATATAAATATCAATGATTCTGACTTTAACTCTTTATTAACCGCCGAAGGATTAGACCGATCCAACGTCAAGTCTGTGAAGATATGGCAAACAATGAAGGGTCAAACTCGTTACTCTATAGTAACAAAAGAGGGAGATCAAGCGATGAGAGATGTGAAAGATGAGTTCTTTGAAAGTTTAAAATCTATATCCCCTACGATTCTAAAAAGATCGTATGATATAAAAAAGGAGAATCCTGTTGTATATGAAATATCTTTACCAGATATTCATTACGGTAAGAGAACAGGTATTAGTCCTGAGCAGGCTGAGATTAATTATATGAATTCAATTCAGGAATTACATCAGCGAGCAGAAGGATTAAATATTGAAAGGTTCTTACTTCCTATAGGTAATGACGGAATGAATTCTGAAGGTGCTAGTAGGGCCACAACGAAAGGAACTCCTCAAGATGATACAATGGACTGGCAACAATCTTTTGTTGGGTATACAAAGCTAATGATAAAAGCTATAAATTATCTAAGCCAGTATGCTCCAGTAGATGTAGTAGTAGTTCAAGGTAATCACGATCATGAGCGTATGTTTTATGCAGGTGAAGTTTTATCTGCGTGGTATATGCAAGATAAGAATGTTACTGTAGACAATAGTACAGAAGGAAGAAAGTACTATGAATACGGAACCAACATGATTATGTTTACTCATGGGGATAAAGAGAAAGCTGCACAGATGCCACTAATAATGGCTACAGAGCAGCCGATGATGTTTGCACGAACTAAATTTAGAGAAGTTCATTGCGGACATCTTCATAAAGAAATGGTTAACGAGTATAGAGGAATTAAAGTCAGATTTGTTCCTTCAATATGCGCTAACGATTCTTGGCACAAACTGATGGGGTATTCCGCATCAAGATGTGCTCAAGCATATATATGGAATAAGGAAAAGGGATGTGAAGGTTATTTACAGGTAAATATTTAAGCTAATGACAAATTTAAATACAATAGTATACGATATACAAAACATAGCATATGGAGGCGAAAGCTCCGATGATGCAAGTTTAAGCTTTAGACAGTGTGCATACTGGGTAAAGCAAGAACGCTCTATGCTATTATCGCAGATGATGAGCAGAAAGGTTCGAGTACCTTCTGTTTGTGTTGAATATCTAAATTGTGTTTATTTGGAACCAGTCGACGCTTCAGAATGTTGTGAGCTCGAACTTGGGGTTCATGTGCTTAAATCTGTAAACCCTATTCCCACGACTATCCAGCGAAACGGTAGAGATAGTATATTAGCCGTAGAATCTTTAGATGGTATGAGACCTTTCTCAGAGACCACAGATACCCGCCGAAAGTGGAATAAGTATAATAAATATACCGGCTCCAATCAAAGATGGTATCTAAAGAATGGCTACTTATATGTAAGTTGCGACATTCGTATAGAAGCAGTAAAAGTTACAGGAGTGTTTGAAGATCCAGAGGAAGTTTGGAAAATAAACCACTGCACGTCGTCACAGAATCCAATCCTTTCTGCTTGTGAATATGACTGGGAATACCCTTTTCCGATTTCATTATCTATGGCAGAACAGGTTACTAGTATAATACTTCAAAAGAGAATTAATATAATTTTAAATGCACCAAGCGATGAAGAAAACAACGCGAAAGACGATGGGGCGCAAATGCAGCCAGCTCCTAGACAAAACTCCGCAGGCTAGTTGTACCTTAGTACAAGCTTATAAGGAGTATGATGATTTTTACAATGTTGGGTATAAGAAATACCGCAGCATCTGTGAAGCGTTTAATAAATTAATTATTGATGAAATATTATTAAAAGCAAAAGAGTTTAAGATGCCTTATAGATTAGGAAGTCTTAGAATCTTAAAAAAAGAAATGAATTATTCTTCTAGTAAGAATAAGTTAAAGATAGATTGGAAAGCTACTAATGAGAATGGTAAAGTTGTTTATCATTTAAATGATCATACTGATGGATTTAACTATCGTTGGTTTTGGTCAAAGAAAAAAGCTATAGTAAAGAATAAAACTATTTATAGCTTCCAAGCTACTAGAACTAATAAAAGAAGACTAGCAGGATTATTAAAAACTAAACAAGTAGACTATTTTGAATGATATATAAATTTACATCCATAAAAGAAATAATAGAAGGCGTTTATAGAGATACTGCTATCCATGAAGAGTTAGACATTTGGGACGTGATTGAATGGGGAGGAGAAGCTTTAGAACTAATAGGAGCAGGATTACAATATGAAGAACTTGTAGCTGAGGTTTGTGTTAAAGAGCACAGATCACAGTTACCATGCAATCTTCATTTATTAGATTCTGTTTCTTATAACGGAAGTCCTCTTAAACAATGTACAGGAACTTTCGGAGCTATCTCTACTGATCCTGGTCCAGCAGCAACTAACCAAAACTTTATTGATGGCAAGTTAGTTGATACTGAGAACTTCCCGTTAAAGGGAGCTAGCCAGAATAGAGGAGGAGATTGTTATTATGTAAACGATAATTTTATTGTTACTTCTTTTGATAGCGGATGTCTACTACTTGCTTTCCGAGGAATTAAAATAGATGATGAAGGTTTCCCTATGGTACCTGATCATGTAAGTTATAAAAAAGCTATGAAGTCTTATATAACAATGATGATAGATCGTATAGGATGGAGAAAAGGATCTGTTCCAGAAAATCTTTATAGAGATAGTCAAAGAGATTGGGAGTGGTATGTTAAACAAGCAAGGGGTGCGGCTAATATGCCTAACTTAGATATGGTAGATAATATTAGATTGCAGTGGATGAAATTAAAACCATCTCAAACAGCTCATGGAACTTTTTATACAGACTTAGGAAATCAAGAACGTAGATTAATCGGCTAATGGCAGAAGAAAAGAAAAAAGGACAAGGTATACCTGTTAGCTTGAATACTTTTTACAAAGGTATGAATCAAGATATATCTAAGTATGCTATGAAGTCTGATCAATATTACAATGCTAACAACATTAGAATTGTAGCTAACTCAGGTAAAGAAGGAGCTGCTGCAGTTAATATTGAAGGTAATGATCATTTGTTAGATATTCCATCTTCTCCAGCAGTGTGGGAAGTAAAGCAAGATCCTGATGTAGATGTATCAGGTACGGCTTGGACACTGGGTATTACTTTCTCTGCAGGTTCTTGGGGAATATTCGATATTACTGTAAGTGGTACAGGAGGAAATCCTATTCGAGAACTTGTTAGAACAATAACTGATATTAGTGCAGGAGCTTGGAATTTAAATGGAGCAGCATTAACTGCACCTCCTTCTACTATAGCAGATGGTCTGCCTGGATTCTATTATATATTTGATGATTCTTCTAACAGATTAATTCTATGGGGTAAACCTTTAGAGGCTGACTTTAGATTATTTCCTCAATCAACTTTAACTTTAATAGGAAACCAAGTCCAACAAGTTACAAATCCTGTATTAACTATGACGCTTGGAGGAATCCCAGCAAATTTTATAACGACTAGTAATCTGGCGGTAGCTCAGGGATCTTTATCTATTATAGGTTATGCAAATCTAAGAGAACGTATTTATTTATTTACTACTAATCTTGAAGCAGAACCTGGAGGTGCTGGACAAATTTGGGAACTCTATATAGATCCTGCAATAAATTCTGCAGTAGGTTATAGAGCATACATGGAATGTATCTATGCAAGAAACGAATGTATGAATTTCACAAAGGCTCATCCTATTGAGGCTTTGGGAAGATATGAAAAACGAGATATTCAAACTATTTATTGGACCGACTTCTATAATCCTCCAAGGAAATTAAATATAGCTAGTGGTCTTGCTATGTCTACACCATGTGCGTTTTTAGACTTAGCACCTAAAACTGGATTCTCTCAGCCTATCTTAGAAAGGATTCAATTAGGAGGAGTCCTAAATGCTGGATTATACCAATTAGCATATAGATATAAAAGTAGTGAGGGTATTACTACTGAATGGTCTCCTCTATCTAACTTAGTTCCTATATATGATTCAACAGATGATATTCCATACTGTGAAATTCAGGGAACAGAATTAGATATGAATACAGCTCCATTAGTTGGAAAAGAAACTATTAAACGAATAGATTGGACAATCTCTGAACTAGATACATCATTTGAATTAATTGAAGTAGCAGCAGTCTATAAAAAAGATGATATTCCTGCTAATGATCAGATATATATTTTTGGAGAATATGTTAATGGATCTAGTACTTTAACTGTTACTCATACTGGAAATGAGACTAAAATCCCTGTTACACTTTTAGATTTCGTTACAGGATTAGGAGCCACGTTTGAAAAAGTAAAAACAATAGATTCAAAAGATAATAAATTATTTTTTGGTAATATTGAAAACTCTACTTTTATTGTAGATTTTGATGCAAGGGCTTATAGATATAACGCGGGACAGGTAGCAAGATTAGATTCTCAATCTGAAGCGTCTATTAATGTAGCTACTACAGGTGCGCCTGGAACAATTTTTCCTGCCCTGGTTCCAGAACTACATGATTGTATTAATGCATTTAATGATGAAAACCCAGACTCAAATCCAGACTGGTTCACAACAGACCAGTTTCAGTTTCAATCTGATGGACTAACTTTAGGAGGAACAGGAGTTAATGTTTCATATAAATTTATTACTGAACAAGATGTAGGAGATTCTCAGCGAGATCATCCTAGCTTATTTTATATGACTTATTATACAGATGTATATTGCGGTACATATAATACAGAACCAAGAAGAGCATGCTTTGTAGACCCCGCATCTTTTAATGGTGGAATACTAATTCTTCCTGCTTTCTTAGCAGGAACAGAAAATTTAGGTATACCTGTTCAGAGTTATGAAATGAATAATACTTATAACAGTATGAAGTCTCCTTATAAATGGAGTTTATATGGTAGTTATGCAAGAGGAGAAGTTTATAGGTTTGGTATTGTATTTTATAATAATAAAGGACAAGCTAGTTTTGTTAACTGGATAGGAGATATAAAAATACCTTTTAGTTATTCTGCAGGAGCCGGAACACCTCTTGGAACATTTGCAGTGTCTAGTTGGGTACCAGACTTTAATAGTCCTACTTATTGGGCACCAGACGACGCTCAAGGAAATCCTCATACCATTAGTCCTTATGGCCAAGTACGTATGAATCAAATAGGTATAGAATTCTCAGTAGATATGACTAGTATAGATCCTGTAATATTAAACGGTCTTACTGGTTATTCTATAGTTAGAGTAGATAGAAAAGATGGAGATAAATCTAGATTCGGAACAGCTGCTGTACATACAGTAGATAGATTAGATATGAGAGGAAGTAAGTGGGATTCTCTTTCTCCTATGCCTGGTTATAACTGGATAGTAGATAATAAACAAAGTGTATTAATACCTTCTACAGGATATGTACACTTCCCTTGTGGAGGATGGGGTATTATGTATGCTGATGGTCCTGCGGGAGCTGGAGATGAATGTGATAATCCTGTATGGAATGATGATCAGTGGACTGTAATATTTGATAATGATAATCCTTATTGGGTATGTCAGACAAGAAAAACAGAGTTATTATTATATGGTGCATTAGGTTGGAAGAATAGTGATATATCTGAAGAAGGTAATTTAGATGAAGGTTTAGAAGTAACTTTCCCTATAAAGAAAGGAGATTATCTTAAAAATGATCAAGTTTATTATCCACACTATAACGCCGATATGGGGTTAAATAATTATAGTATTCCTACAAGCGGTAGTATTGCAGGTTATATTCAAAAAAGATCTAATCATTGGAATAAATATTATATGGGGAGAACCTCTATTGGAGGTGATGCTGGGTCTACTCAATCTACACAAATAGACTATACTAACGGAGTAATATCAAATCTTAATGGACAAGACCCTGCAAATAACAGATACCCACTAGAATGGGGAACATGGGTGCCTGATGGAGGATTTGTAGATAATATATCTGTACCAAGCTTGCAGTGGTCATTTATGAATGTGACTAATCCTGCTGCAGCAGCTTTAATGGATGCAATGCCTCCTGCTACAGGATCTGCTAATGCTACTACATTAGGATATACCTGGATGTGGAATAGACCAATGTCTATAGGAAGTGAAGTTTTATTTACAAGACTTGAGGAAGATGGTAAAGAATGGCATGGAGCAGATCATTTAATGGGAGCTTCTACTGCTGGAGCAGAGTTTACTTACACACCAAGTAGATCTACTTTTAGTTATGAAAGATATACAATACCATATGGAGGACCTACATATGCAGCAAGAACGTATAATGAATATATGTCTACTGGTCATTTCTTTCCAATTAATAGTTCTACAAATTTAAATAATACATTTACTCACGAGGTTTTTGGGGGAGATGTACAATGTCAAGTATTTGATTTTACTCAGTTTGAGAAGAATTGGGGACAAACTGGATTTGATAATTATGATAGTATAGTAGCGTCTGGAGGATCTGGAGCACCTAGTGATGCAGATTGGGGAGCACAAAGAAATGTATGTATTCCATTAGAATGTCACTATAAAAATATTTTATGGAGACAAGGTTACCACTTTGCATCTAAAGCAACAATATCAGGAGCATTTCCTAACAATGGAGTTAATCTTCATGATGAATATTTAGTAAATGAAGCATACAATGCTCAGAATAATGTTAGATCATATTTCCCACTTCCTTTGGTTTTTTCTAAAGGAGACGAGTTTGATACAAGAATATACTATTCACAAACAAAGATTAATGGTGAACCTTCTGATTCATGGGCTGTATTTTTACAGGCAGATTATAAAGATGTTGAAGGTATTTATGGTCCTATAAACAAACTTATATCACTTCATGATACAATGTACTATTTCCAGAATACAGGTTTTGGTGCATTATCAGTTAATCCTACAGCTGTAGTACAAGGTGCGGATGGAGTTGCACTTCAGTTAGGTACAGTAAGTACAGGAGCTGGAGCATTCATTCAATCATATCAATATATATCAACATCATATGGATCAAGTCAGCAATGGGCTGTAACTAAATCAGATAATGCTCTTTATTTCTTTGATATAAAAGCAAGAAAACTCTTTAGTTATAGTTCAAAAGGAACTACTCCATTGTCTGATGTAACTGGATTACACTCATTCTTTACAGACGAACTTCAAGGTGATGTTCTTAGAAATGATAATCCGATACTTAAAAAAGGAGTAACATCAACTTATGATGTAGCTAATAGTGAAGCGTTATTTACATTCCATGATGCAGGATTTATAAGAAAATATGATCAAGCTATTATGGATAGTTCTTTAGTAGGAGTTGCTCCACTTAGAACTATACAATTAGTTTTACGTAATGTACCTGGAAATAAATGTAATCCATGCTTTAACGCAGACTGTGAAGAGTTTGATTTAACAGGTACAGGAAACTTTGATTGGATTGTAGCTACTAATATTTTAGTAAATGGTGTTGGTCCTTATATGGGAGTTATGGTAGGAAAAGTAGGATGTCCAGGCTTTCCAACACCAAATCCTAATCCTAACAACTTAATGGCAGGAGATATAGTATTAGTTATTCCAGAGCAGTGGAATGATTTTAACCCGGGATGGCAACCAGATAATGTAACATTTGATGATCTATGGAACATGCAGGATTATCAAGTCGCAAATCTAGAGTGTGGTATAGGAACTAAAAGTACTACTATAGCATACAATGAATTAATTCAAGGGTTTACATCTTTCTATGATTTTACTCCAACTATATACGTTTCATCACCAGAATTTCTTGTGACTCCAAATACACAGAATCCTTGTGAACAAGATCCTGATGTTTATGGATGGAAAGAAAATAAACTATATATGCATAATGTAGGTGTGTATGGAAACTTTTATGATATTTATTATCCTAGTACTATTACTTTTATTACAAATATGGAGTCAGCAGTTACTAAAGTATTTGATAATGTATCATTTCATATGGAAAGTTTATGGGAAGCTGGAAGAGCTTCTACAATTTTAGATCAAGGTTTGAGTACTAATCATCCGATAAAAGGAACTGTAGGATTAAATACTGGAGGTCCTAATATTCAGCCTATAGATATAAAGAATAATACGTTTGATAAGATTAGATTCTATACCGATTATCAAATAACAGACTATATAGATTTAACTCCAGGGACTAATATCAAAAAGAAAGAAAGAGAATGGCAAATGGCTGTTCCAAGAAATGTAATGGATGAGACTGTTTTAGATGGTGACATATTTAATGTATTTAATTATGATCCATCAAGGCAGCATAAAGATAGACTTAGAGATAAGTATATGTTTATTGATTTAATATATAATAATTATAACACAGAAGTAGGGCAACCAAGGAATATTAAGTTTGTTTTACACTATTTTAAAACATTTTTTAGACCTTCTTACCGTTAAGTTTGGTTATTAAGAAAAATTTTAATATTTTTGTGGATTTTAGAACATATCGCTAATGGCAAACAAGAAGAAGAAAACCAAGAAAAGTAACTCATACTGGATGAAGTATGGGGGTGACCCTCGTAAAATGCATAAGGGAGGATTTGCTCATCCAGAACCACATCCTAAAAACGCTACTGATGCTGAGTTAAGAGGAGCACAGATTTGGTCAACAGCTTATACTGAAGATAATGAAGGTAATAAAAAGAATCTTGAAAAAAGAAATACTTATAACTGGGGTGACGATAAGCAATCTGATGTAAATGCTTTTACAAATAGTCAGTGGTTTAACTTTTTTCCAGATACTCTTAAGAGCGCTCCACAAACTATTCAGGATTTACAAGAATATGAAGATGCCATAGGCGCTAATAGAACTAGAACTATTCAACTTAATGATACTGACTTTAGTTGGGATGATGCAATACTATATGGAGGAGCTCCATTAGCCGGTTGGTTAGGTGCGTCTCAAATTCCACAGTCTGTACCAACACCATGGACACAAGGACTTGGGTTATTGATGAAAGGATTAGGGGTCGGAATTGCTGGCGGTAAGATGTATTATGATATGTCAGTAAAGCGTGGAGAAAATGAGCGATTAAAACTAGAGAATCCTTATGCTACATTTGTTGATAGTGATGGTAGAATATTAAATTATGAAGATGGGGATGGTTTATTCTTTAATGTTTTCCACCCTAATAATAAAAGCTGGCCAGTAACTAATAGAGGTATTAGAGATACTCCTGTACCGCTAGAAGACGTTACAACACCTGATAAGCAAATTACTTTTGCTATGGGAGGAAATCCATATAGAAAAAGATACGAAGGAGGAGGAAATCCTTATCATGTATCGTCACAAAAAAACATTACTGAAGATCCTACATTTAAGATGTGGTTTGCAAAGAATGCAACAAGATCTGATGTAATGCAAAGCAATAGCGATCCGCAAGCTTTGAAACAGTTATTTTTAAATGATATAAACTTCGCTGGTAATGAGATGCCATTATTCTCTGGTGAGATAGATGGTTATGGGAATGTAGATAAATCAAACAGAAGTGCTGAATTAAGTTCTAAAATTATAGGAGGTATGAAAAAGTTTGGAGGGCACGGACATTCTTATAAAACTTCAAGAATACCTAAAGCAGAGCTTGGTATGGGAACTGGTTTATATGAGAGTCCTTCTGAAAACTTTTCTGATTATAGTAATGTTAATCAACTTGGTTTAGATGGCCGTAACGCAAATGCAAATCAATTAATAGGATCAGCGGGAGAAGATGGCACTTTTTCTAACTATGTTTTAAAAGCCTTTAACTACGTTATTCCTGGTTTAGGAACAGGATTAGATATTGTAGCTGATATATTTGGTCATGCAGGAAATGTTCAGCAACATGAAGATATGGTCTCAGATGCTCATGAAGCTGAGGCAAATTTAAGATTGCTAAATAATCCAGAAGCTAATAAAGAAACACTTGATTTAAGTACACGAAAATCGGGCTTAACTGCTATCGCAAGTTATAATAAATCTGGTATTGAAAGACCTACATATGATTGGGGAGAGCTTGCTAGCAATGTACTAGATATAGCCGGAAACTATGTAGGAGGAACGCCAAAGGTTGGAGACGCAACTGATAGTCCTATAGATTTTAACAATATAGGAGCTGATGACTTATTAAATACTGGTGATGATTTACTTGTAAGGTATGGAGGTAACCCTAAGAAGATGAATCATGGAGGAGTTCCTCATGATGAAGGGGCAAACGCTTTTCAACCTGGTACTGGAATAGATATAATAGGACATCAATTTAATCCTCTAGGACAAAGTGCAATGTTTGAGTCTCAAGGAACTGCAGGAAACTCATTTAATACTGGAGGAGACCCTAATGCAGAAATATATGAAGCAGAAGGAGGAGAAGCAATTATACATCCACCAGGAGCTATTCCTCCAACATCAGATGGTGATACAACTCAAGTAGATGGTAATCCAAATGAAGCTATGGTTTCTATGTTAAACGGACCTTCACATGAGAAGGGAGGAATAAATGTTCAGTCTGAAGATGGTCAATATGTATTTTCTAAGAGTTTAAACTCTAAAACTTGGGGCATGAGTTATGCTGATGCAGCTGAAAAGATTGGTAAAAATATTGCTAAATTTAAAACAGAGATGGAAGAAGGTGATGAGATAACAAAATCTACTGCAGCTTCTATGATCGAAGCTTGGACCCAGAAGTTAAATGATCTACAATCAGAGCAGGAAACCACTAGACAAACTAAGTTTATGGAGTTATTAAATTCCGGAGCTGCTCCAGAAGAGTTACAAGAAAAGTACCCTGATATATTCCAACAATACATGCAACAACAACAGCAAGAACAGTTATCTGAAGNGGCAATGCAATCTATAGCAGGCCCTCAAGGAGGCATGCNGGATAATCCAATGGGTAATATTGATATGAGTCAGTTAAGTNNACAAGATCAACAACTAGTAACTGCTAAATATGGAGGTACTCCTAAAGCTGAAAATGGATTTGATCCTTATGATTTTAACAGATATTTTGGTGAGATNTTTGATAATAATGACTTTGAATCATTTGATTTGAATAAAAAGTATCAACCTAATAGAGGGGATGTAATGGATTGGCTTACAGCTAATTATCCAGACGGTGGTTTTGAAATAGGAGACGAAACATTTATGAATAATAAAGATGCTTATAAAGCATTGATGTCAGGATTTGGTGATTGGAGATCTGGAGAGTTATCAGATCTAAATGTTCCAGGATCTAAACCTAATAAATATAATGAGCCTTATATGGTAGAAACAACCACAAAGAATCCTTGGTATGTTGAGGGGGGAACTGAAGATGAGTTTATTACAGGAATGGATTGGGCTGACGGAGGAAAGGAACTATTCCAACAGGATAAAAACTTATGGAATTATTATAATATGGGCCTAGGAGTAGATTGGGATGAGAACTTTGGTATGGATGCTAATCTGTCTAAGAAGCAATACTTCAAGGCTTTAGAAGCACGTTTATTATCTGAAGGTAAAGATGTTCAAGATATTAAATCTATTATAGAAAGAGAAAAAATAGCTTATGATGAGAATCTAGTTAATCTCGAAAATATAGAAAATAATAAACCTTTAACTGACAAGGAGAAAGCGGATGCTTTAGCTAAACAGTTAAGGAACCAAGAACTTATGAAAAAGTTTGGTAACTTTGCAAATAATGCATTAACAGATTTAAAGACATTAGCTCCATCAATTTATAACATGAAGAAATCAAAAGAGGGAGCAGAGATTGAGCCATTTGTATCTAACACAAATGAACTTAGAATAGATCGAAATCTTGATAGACTTACTAATTCTTTTGATATTCAAAGTATGCTAGATGAGAATGAAATGAACTTTAATAACTTAAAGTATTTAATGAGAGATGTGTCTGATGGAAACAGTGGTAATGCTATGAATGCATTACTAAGAGGACAGTTAAGCCAGAACGAAGCAGATCGTAAAGCTTTCTTAACTGAAGCGCAATTAGAAACACAAGGATTACAAATCCAGAATGAATCATTATTTAACTTAGGAGAAAGAAATAGACAAGAGCAAGTCAGAGTTAATGAGGCTAATGCTATGAATAGAGCAGCACAAGAAGCGTTTGAAGCAAAAGGATGGGAAGGACTTTCTGGTTACTCTCAATTAAAAGATCAAATGGCTAATCAAATGTCTAACGACAAGCAATTAGCTCAAATGCTTAATATGATTTATCCTGATGCTCATTTATATATGAATAGAAATGGTACTATGGATATTAATAAGTTAATGCAGAGTGGAGATTTNGATAAACTTATGGAACAATATCCACAATTAAAGGAGTATATAGGAAATTATTTTAAGAATAATACAGATAACGAAAACGAANAATAAAAATGGCTGTAAATAGATTTATGAAACCTGCGGAGCAACCGCTAATGAATACATACGTAAGACTGCCTTTTGAGCAGATGTCTCTTGCGTATGGTCAAATACAAAAAGAACATGATGCAGGTGAAAAGTTAGCAGGAACTTTAGATGATGAGATACTTAAAGTAAGAGCATCTACTCCTTTGCATACCTCAGTTTTAGGACAAATAAGAACTAAATTAGATCAGGATTTAAGTGCGCTTTATGATAAACATGGAGGACGTTATGCAGATATGGTCCCTGAATTAACAGGTCTAAAAACAGCTATTGATCAAGATCTGAATGATGGTAATTTATATGCTATTAAAGAAACTACACGTATTCTTGAAGAGGATATGAATCCTGATATTCAAGCAGCTAGAAAAGAAGGTAACTATTCAGATATTTATAATCCTATCTTTGGTGGAGAAAGAGATTGGAGAAATTTCTATTTACAAGGATTTGAATATGATGAAAGTGCAGGTCAATATGTACCACAAGAAAATGTAACAGAAGGTTATACTATGAGAAATGGTAAGCCTGTATTAACTACATTTACTTATTCAGGTATACATAAGCCATCTGAACAATTAAAAATTGCAAATGAACAAACATTTGATAAAGTAAAAGCAGATTACGTAAAATGGACTCAAGAGAATCCTAATTCGGGAGAAACTCAGATGCAAGAAAATAAAGCTATAACACGTCAGAAGATATACTCAGCAGCTATGACTGATATGAATTACTATCCTGATAATATGAGACAAGAAGTTAACTTTGAAGTTTCGAGTATGGCTCCAGAAGAAAGAATAGGAGCTGCAATACATGCTGTTAATGCTATATATGGAAACCCTGAACCAGGGTCAGATGCGTTGATAGAAAAGAATAAACTAATAGAGAAGATAAAGAATGATGAGGCTGTAGCTGGAATGTGGGCTAAGGCGGATTATATTGGATACATGGGTGAGAAATATGTATTTGGTGAAGAAGTTACATCAAGTGTATTTGATAACTCAGTCTTTAATCAAAATAAGTACCCTATTGAAAAAACAGATTGGGTACCTAAGATTGGAGATCAATCAAGCTTCCAAGCAGGTACTGTGAGAAATGAGAACCATGAACCTATTACTAATGTAGATAGTTATATAGATATTGTAAATAATAATAAAGATGTTTACAATACTTTAATCAATGAATACGAGACTACAAAGGCTAACTATGACTTAGATGATCCATATCATAAAGAGTGGGCAGATAAAATCAATATGGCTAAGTATCAGTATGAAGCTTCTGCTATGTCATTATTTAATCTAACACAAGAGGCTGCAACTCAATTAAATGTACAGCAAACTAATGACGGAATTAGATGGCAAGATGGATCAGGGAATTGGAAATATGTTGATAGATTCTTACCAAACGGAAATGTTAATCCTAAATGGGAAACTGAAGGATGGAATGCTATTCAGTTTGATGAGGGAGGTAATATAGAAAAAGTCGAGGATATTAATGCGCAAGCTAATACTCCAAATGATAATATCTATAGATATATGGATCAAGCAAAAGGATTATTTAATAATGTAGTTGCATTAGGAGGATCTGCTACTTCTCAATTAATTAAGAAAGTAAATCAAAATGTATCTAATTCTGAATACTTTAAAGGCCGTAGTACTTCTGCTCATACACTAACTTCTACAGGTAGTAAGAAAGTAGATGACCAGTTAGCCGCAAAAATGCCAGCATTACTAGGAGATGAAAGTCAAAAATTCTTACGATCTAGTGGAGATCAAATAGATTGGAAGCAATTAATAACTGACGGCGTAGTTACTCAGACGACTATGGATAACTTCCTAAACGGTGAGTATAATAATAATGTTGTATGGTTATCTAATCCTAATCCAGACGGGTCTTATTATGGGGCTCTAACATTACCTAAAGGAGTAGATGGGGTAGATGGAACAGTAGATCTATTCTTTACTGCACCTATAGAAGTGCGAAGAACTTGGAGAAACCAAATGGAAACAGAAAGACTTATTGGTGATGGTAGTGGTATGACTGAGATAATTACTAGGCCTAGAACTGAAGAAGAAAAAATGCTATGGGATGCTAATGAGTTAGCTCAAATAGATTTCTCTAGAGCAGCTACAACTCCAGGACCTATTGCAATGAGTTCTGCAGAGGACGGAGAAAACAATCCATTAGGATATTATTACTTTAACCAAGATCCAGATGGAAGACCTATTACAAATGAGCAGTATGTATTCCAACCAAGAGCTGGTCTTATAATGGATATAGATGCTAATGGAGATTATATATATACTACAGGTAATGAGTTATTTAATGCGGATACAGACGCTTCTAGAGTAGGTATGCTTATAACACTAAATGATCCTCAATATGCAGGAGCTAAAGCATACTGGGCTAATCAATCAAAAGCTGATCCTAACCCTATCGCAAGAGAAGGTATACCAGTGAATGTAGAATCTGAAGCTCGAGGTGTAGATATAAGCGGAGCAAACTTCTCTACTACACTAAGACCTGGACAATTAATGTTACCTGAAGCTAGATTTACTCAAACAAGAGCAGCTAATGCTAATTCTCAAGGATTTGCTTATAATAAAATGATGGTAGGATTAAATGATAGAATGGCTGAGATTGTAGGATTTACTTCAAAGAATTATAATGATCAATTTGGTGCTACTTTAGCTAATAATATTTCTACTCATATGGGTAATGAGACAGTAACCTTTGCTGATGGATCAACATCAACAATAAATGATGCTATTAACCGAGGACTTTTAGAATTAGTTCCAGTTTCTAATGTAGATGGAAACTTTTCACTATCTTTGGCCAGCGGAGCTAGATCTTTCGAACAGCAAAAAACAATGTATGATGAATGGGTAGCTGGCGGAAAAGTAGGAGATCCAGTAGCAAACCCAGAGGCAGGAGGTTTCCATGTAATGGGGCAGGCTATTGATCTTTCTTCTAATCCAGATATGTATGATTGGATATTAGTTGATAAAAATAATAGTATGGTAAGTATAGGTACAAACAATTCAGTTGGAAGTCATAGCACAGTAGAAGGCTTTGACCGAACTACTGGATCTGTTAACGGAGTTAAAGTTAGTAGTTTAGTTAAAGCTAATGGTACAAATGTATTCACTGACTTTAATAAGAAGTCACTTACTGCATTATTTGATCAAATAGGTACAACTCCACAATCTATTAAAGATGAGCAAAAACGTACAGGTCCTTGGAGAGAGGCAAGCGTTTTACCTGATCTTAAACAATTTGATCAAGAGTGGTGGCACTGGTCACTCGGAGAATTAACAGGTGCATCCAGCGGATATGTTTATCCGTCATGGGCAAATTAAGAACTAAAATTAGTTTAACATAATGAGTGAAGAAAATAAGCAATCACCGATTATTCCACCGGTGAATACGACTACGAATTTAGATCCTATAACTAGTCTACCAGTAGAGGCTCCTCCATTTAAAGGAACTTTACTAGAAAAGATTGATAAAATTGATGGAGGTTTTTACGGCAATAGGTTTAACAGACCTACTGTTGTTCCTGGGAATCCTTATGCAAATGAGGATGTAACTTGGGACGTAAAAGATTTTTCTGATATAGACCGAAAACTTTACGAAAACCAAAGTGGATGGGGACAGTTTGGAGGATTCTTAATGCAAGCTGGTGTAGGAGAAATTCTAGGAGGTACTATTGAAGGCTTTGGTTCTCTACTAGATATGTTGGACGGTAGCTTAATGGATGACTTTGGTCTTGATACTGGATGGAATGATCAAGACTATGGTATACTAGATGAGATGTCTTCTAGTTTAACAGGCCTTGGTAAATATTTAAGAAGTAGCGCAGAAAGCGTTGCTCCTATATATTCTAAACCAACTGCTGATAAATTTAGACCCGGTGATGGAGATTGGTGGGCTAAAAATGGAGTAAGTGTAGTATCTACACTCTCATTAATGATTCCAGGTTTAGCAGTAACAAAAGGACTTGGTATGGCAGGTAGGATGGCACGAAGAGTAAATGTAGCTACTAAAAATTTAAAAGGGGCTAAAGCCTCATCTTGGATAGCTAATAAATTAACTCTGAGCCGTACTCAAAAGTGGTTAACTAAGTCTGCAGTTATGGGACTTAGTATGCGTCATATGGAAAATTATAGAGAGGCTGGAGAAACTTATGGTCAATCTTATGATAAAAATTATGACTTTTTTGGTAATGATGAAAAACTTGATAAGTTTTTAGAGACTGCTTCAGGAAAAGAGATGTTGGAAAGTTATGGACTATCGCCAGACGATCCAGGAACTCGAGAAGCAGCGGCTAATTGGGTAGCAGGAAAAGCAGCTTCCTCATCTTACAATACAAATTATGCTAACCTTGTATTTGATATAGCACAATCTGCACTATTCTTTAGAGGTGTAGGTAGATCTACTAGAGCAGGATTTTTAGGACATACTAAAAAGGTTCAGAAAGCACAGAATGCTGCTCTTAAAGCGCCTAAGCTTCCTAAAACAAAAATAGGAAAGTTATTAAATAAGACTAAAAGAACTAGAAATTTTCTTTTCTGGTCTGGTACTGAAGGTATAGAAGAGCAAATTAACTTTATCTCTATGCAAGAGGGTATACGTCATGGAGATGTACTTGCAGGAAATACTGGTTATGAAGAGAATCCAGAATTTAAAGAAGGTAATTTTGTAGACAGATTAAATGACTACTATGCTGATGGAGAGTTATGGACAGCATCTCTTATGGGAACTATTGGTGGTGGTATTTTTACAGGTATATCTATTGCTAAGAATGCTAAAGCAACAAAAGCTAGAAATGCAGAAGCAATAAAAGAAATTGGGAATAGAGTTGATTTCTTAAGAGAGTCTTTAAAGAAGAGACAAAAAGCCCAAGAAATGGGAGATGAAAATGCAGTAAAGGAGCAAGATGAATTAATGGCTCTTGAGATGGCATTAAATGCAGCAAGAGCTGGTACAACTGATCTATTAATTGATATGATTAATGATCCTGTCTATGAAGAATTATTAGGAGAATATGGAATAGCTGCAGAAGATGTAGCTGGAAATAGAGATGCTTTAATCGATACTATCTTAAAGACAGAAAAGAAATTTAATAAGTATGTAAATGCTATAACTGGTACCAAATATAGTTATGGTGTAGCCAATGCTCTTACTCAGATGGATATGGCAGTTGAGATTTATGATAAGCTTATTAAAAGTGTAACTAATCAAATAGAGGATTCAAGTAATAATGATGCCTATACAAATGAGATGTTTTCTACAGGGCCTAATACTAAAGCTAGGTATGAGTTAAAGGCAAAAAGAGAAGCTCTTCTTAATCAAATAGAGCAGATGAAGTTCCTTAGAGATCAGGCTGCTACTGAATCTACTAACCAAGATCCTGAAGCATCGGATAAATCCCGTCAAGAAGCTAAAGATTTGATGGAGATGTTTGATGGTCTAATGGAGGGTGCTCAAAAAGAGTTAGGTAGGATTGATGCAGAGCAGCTTAAACTTGAAAAGGATTCTAAAGAAAGTTATGAAGATGATGCTTTTAAAACAGAACAAGAGTTTTTATCTAAAGTAAATACAAAATCTAAACAAGCTCTTGAAGCAAAGAAAAGAAACTTTATATTAAATAGAAATGCTGCATGGCAAAGAATGCAGGATATTTTAGATGGTAAGTGGGAGAAAGAAAAGGTAGACCAAGGCTTTGAAACTGAAGATCAAAAACAAGAACTTAAAAGAGCTATCTCTGAAGGAAGAGAGGATATAGCTAAATCTACTATGGATGAGGCTATTAAACAAGACTTTAGAGATTTAATAACTGATAATCCAAATGTTACTGAACAAGAGATAAGAGATTTCTTTGCTCAGTATCCAGACAATGCAGAGATCCAGGAATATGGTCAAGAGATGATTGAGCGATTCCTTACTATGCAGTCTAGACAAGAATACAGAAATGCAATAGAAGAGCTTAGAAGACAGGCTGATGAAGTGGGCGCAGATGTGCAAAGTGAGTTGGACAAAAAGATGGAGAAATTTAGAAAGGATATATTTGATCCAAAAATTTCTAGAAGAGAATCAGCTCGTAGAACTAAACTTGAGCAGGAATATCAAAAAAACAAAAGAGATTTTAACCTATGGTTATACGGAGACGAAGCAAGTAAAGATTATTTAATTAGTGATTTATTTGATGATATAACAAAGACTGTTCAAGTAGTATGGGGAGATAAGATTGGTAGTCTTTACAGAGATGCGCAGACAAACGAACTTATTTTTAGAGAGGCTGATACTAATAAAGAATATATAGTTACTGAGAGTCTAAATGATAAAGTATTTAGAGATAGTAAGGGACAATTTACTAGCGGACCTACATTAGGTTATCTAGATATGCAGCTACTTAGAAGCGCTAACTTAGATATAGTACTTGAAGCAGATGGTAGAACATTCTTAATTGATAATGAGTACTATAACAATTTACAGAGTGACCCAGCAAATGCTATCGAATATGATAGTGAAGCTAATATAGTATCAGTTACTTTAACCAAGTGGGATGGTACAAAAGTTACATTCACTAGTCCATCTGTTACATACGAATTAGCAGATGTAATAGAAACAATGGAAGCTGTAAAGCGTACTAGATTTAGAGAGCTAGTTCAGGATGACTTCTTAATCGTTGAACATAACGGAAAAGAATATATAGTATCTTATGAACAAACAGATCTATTTACTGAGCAGTTAGTTGCTACTGATATAGATGGTGTGGCTATGCCTGCAGGAGAAGATCTTGAAGCAGTACTTAGACAAGCAAACTTAAAGTTATCTACTGCTATACAAAACGAAATTAATAAATTAAAAGAAGTATACAATGAGATTAGAACTACTGAACAAGCTCCTGCCTCGAGAATTACAGGAGAAACTATCAAACAAGACGAAGTGGGATCGAGTGAAATATCTGCAGAGCCTGAGAAACTCCAAACCTCTACGGCCACTACGACCGGAACCACCAGTAACACGAGTCCAGAGCAAAAACAATCAGAATCCAGCTTAGAAGAGCAGGAAAGATTGATTGATAATGCAGAAAAGAAAGTTGATGAGAATAGCAAAATCGATGAAGAAAAGCAAGATGACGCCGCAATTAATGTGGATGCGCAAGATCAAAACTCAGGCTTACTCGAAATTGTTGAAGCTACTTCGGGTGAGACATCGGGCCAAACTTCCGCGGAACAGGCGAGACCTATAGAAACATCTAGCACTCCTACAGAAACAAGTAATTATATGCTTGGAAAAACTTATCCTCAAGCGTGGGGTAAGCAGTTCATGAGTGACATGACTGAATATGGGGAGTACCAAAATTTAAGAGACAAAGATGGAAATCTGATTGAAGAACTTATGAGCCCAACGGGCAAGCCTTATAATGTAATAAACATTGATCAGTTAACCGGTCCCCAATTAGAAGCTATGAACAATGGCGATCCTATGTACCAACAGTTGTATATTTTAGAACCTTTACTAGGACCTAATAATAACATACAGAAAGAAGGAAATAGGATTTTAGAAAGTAACAAATTAGTACCATTTAAATTTAATGGGAAGGCTGCAGTACGTGTACAAATAAAGAATGATGCGGTAAAGATGTCAGAAGTCTTTGATACTAAGCTACTTAACAGTCCAGAACTAGGTGTTGGTACCAAAGTGGTACTTAGAGTAGAGCCTAACTGGCCTTTCTTTAAAACAGATCAAGCGGGAATGGGGGTTATAACTGTAAGGTTGGCCTCAAATACAGACATTATATTATCTGTATTCTCTGCGGCTAGCGGACAAAAGCCTCTTAATACGGCGATCAGAAAGAAGGTCTCTAAATTTATGAGGGAGAATCCAGGCCAAGATATACCTGCTACTATTGCAGGAAAGACAGGAGGTTATGTGATTAATTTAAAACATGAAGGTAAATCTATCCAACAGAATTTAGATATTCTTGGGCCAGATGTTATTTTTGGTATTGACTTAGGAGGCCAGGGTGTTAACTATAATAATACAAATGAGAATAACTTTGAATCAGAGTTTACTGAGCAAGGGTATTTGTATGCTAGAATTAAGGCTGCTAATGGGAAGTACATTCCTGTTAGATTACAAACTAATACACTAAGCGATAAAGCTGTACAAATCCTACTTGATACATTAATAGCAGACAATCTTACAGCAGAAGATAAGCAATTATTAGTTGAGCAGATAGTCCACTTACCTAGAGGTACTAATGCTGATGCACAATTCAAACTGGGAGGTAAAACAAATAAAACATTTGCTGCTAGCTTTGATGTTACCATGGATAACTTCCAAATCAAGTTTCCTTTTAGAGGTGGTGTGATCGGTATTCAGTATAATATGGAAGGTAAAGACGGGAATGCTCGTAATAACTTATTAAATGCATTAGAAGGGAAAGAATTTTTATACAAAGCATATGATGCGCAAGGTAATATAATTCCTATTACAGGAAATGAAATTACTTCTACACACGAGAATACGGGTAAAAAGAATACACTTCGTAATAGCTCGGCATTACAAGTGACTCCGACAGAAGTTAGAGATGCATTAGTAGAACACCTTAAGAGTAAAGTATATAACATTCAGAAAAGTAAAATAAATACAAAAGAAGAATATCGAAACCCATTATCAGACACATCATTTGCAAACTATGATACATTCTTAAAAGAGATGGATATAGTTAGTACTGATATTCCTGGAGCAGGCCAACAACAGTTTAGCCATAGTAGATTGTATTTAAATATACCTGAATCGTCCTTTACTCCGGAAGATAAGACAGCTCCTGAGTTTATAAAAGATGATTCAAAAATAGAACTTATTCCTGTCCCTGAACCAGAAGGAGAGTTTGATGTAGTATCAAGCTCAGAGCCTAGCCTATCAGATGTATTAGGAGGAGAACCTGTAATACAAGAAGAAGGAAATGAAGTTGCACAATCTAATGAATTAACAGATGTTGTAGCAGCATGGTTACAAACTCCAGAAGGAAGTTTAGATAATCAAACTGCAGAACAATCAGCTGGTAAATTTGCTGTAGAATTCTCTAAAAGATCTGAGTTAAGTAAAAAAATTGCAGAAAAAGCAGATGAAGATGTTACAGGAGGAGATCTATTTGATATGATAGGTCAGGGAATGAATGTAATGGATAAAGTGCAAAAAGAAATAGAAAGACAAAAATCATCTAAATTAATCTCAAGTAGTCAAAATAAAATTTCTCAACAAATTAATGAGGTAGATCCAAGCAAAGATGATGACTTTGATATTAAGCTACGTCAGTATGAACAAGTAGGCCCAGGATATGATCTTATGACAGAGACTGAGAAGCAGTGGGTTCTAGATCGATTTGGTGAAGAGGCTTTAGATATAGTTAATAGAGTTAAGTATATGACTCTTAAGGATGGAAGACAAGCATGGGGTTATTATCATAATGGATTAATGACTGTTGCAGAAGGCGCTATGGCCGGTACTGCGTATTGGGAAGCGTTCCGTCGTATATATGATCTACATTTAACCGAAGATGAAAAATCATCTATTGAATTAGAAGCTATTGAAAAGTATGGCCAGAATGCAGATATTGAAACTAAGTTAGCAGAAGACTTTAAAGATTATATGTTAACTGAGAATGCGGAAGGATTTGGTGCAGCTATAAAAAGATTCTTTAGAGATCTTATGTATCATATCAAGAACATGCTAGGTATGCGAAGTGAAATCGAATACTTATTCAGGGATCTAAATAAAAGAGAGTTTACAAAGTATACTGCTAAAGAAGCTGCAGAGTTATCACAAGCAAGTGCCCCTAAACTTAGAGAGAAACGAGGTTATAATCTAGATCAATCAAGAGAGATTGTTAAAAATATCAATTATAAATTAGCAGAAGCTCTAAAAGCTAAGTATGCTAAGAAGGCTGAAGATGCTAAGAATGTAACTGAGGCGGAGCGTGAGCAGATCAAAGAACAGTGGAGAGAGTCATTAACTAACCCTAATGAGTTAAAGGGTGCATATGAATCTATCAGACAACAATGGGAGGCTGCGGGTAAAAGATTATCACAGAGTGAAGATGTAAACCAAAAGAACAAAGGAATCAATGCCGTGAATGCAACAAAACCGGATGTATGGTATGATGTACTTGATGAATTTGGTAATGTTATTAGCCCAGGATTCCAATCACTTGCTGTAAGAGGTTTACGTTCTCAGTTTGGTGTGAAGTATACAATCAAGAAAGGAGGAGAAATTAATTATACTAATCCAGTAGTAGAAGAACCTATTACAGATGAGGATACTGATATAGTTGAAGAGGGATTACAGTCTAAAGAAAAGCTGCACGGAGTAAACTTTTACAATACCCCGGTTAAGCAAACGTTATCTAAAGATATTAAGTTTGAATTAGGATTTATTACAGAACAAGATAGTAAAGGAAATACTATATATGGTAAAGTTCTTGGATTACCTACATACATGGAGTTTGATGAGGTATATGCATACTTATCAGTTAATTTAGCTAATGTACCTCAAGGTAAAGTCATTGCTAAACTTGCTGAACTAGCTGAGAGCGGTCATCATATGGTAGAACAAGTTCTTCAGATATATACTAAAGCTAATAAACAATGGCAGAATAAGTTTGTATCCCACTTTAATAAACAAAACATTAGATTTAAGACATTAATCTTAGCTCCTAATGGAACAGTAAAAGTAGTACACACTAATCGTAATGGTTTAGAGCAGCAGATTATACGTAGATGGGTTGATAATAGAAACGAAACAGAAATTTATAACCCTACAACAGGTAAAGAAGACGCGTTAAGTGCACCTGCTATTACTAAGCTACAAGAGTTATATGATCTAACAACAAAGCTATCTAGAGAGAATGCTAACAAGAGAGATTACTTAAAAGCATTTAAAAATACATTAGATTACGCAGGTATTAGATTATCAGATGAGGCTTACCTAGCAATGCTTAAGGACGAGACTCTAACAGTAAGAGATATAAATTCTTATATGGTAGGTAATAGTTCTTTCGAGCACATCATGAAGGCCCTATTAAAATTCCAGAATCCTTATATGAAAGGATCTGCTGAGACAGGAGCGCTTAGAAGACTTGCTAAATTAGATGCTTCATTTAGAATAGATAATTATGTTGCTTCGTTTATGAGCGGTGCTAAAAAACCTATCTATTCTATTAATTTAAATACTTATGACTCTAAGACTACATTAGAATTAAGATCTGATGAGACCTATGAGAATGCTATATTAACTAGATTTAGAGATAAGTTCTATAGTCCCTCAGAAAATAACAGACATGTTATCTTAGGATTACTATTAGCATACCCAGAAGTTAGAGAAGCTTTCCAGCTAAGTACTTTTGATGTAGTAAGAGAAGCTTCTAATGGAGGTAAAGCCTCTTCTTATTCTCAAATGAGTGACTCATTATCCGCAGTTACTAGGTTTGCTATGTTCTTTAATAGCGGCCTAAGCTTTGGAGAATTTAACACAGGAACAAAAGGGGATAAAACTCAATCAAAATATATAACGTTACCTAAAATATCACCACGTTCAAAATATAATCTATGGAGATCTAATTCTTTAGGACGAGAAGGTTATGTGGATACCGCAGTAAACCTTTTAATGCCTGCTGTATTTGGAGAATTAGCCAGAATATCTAAAGTTAACAAGCAATTATTCGGACCAAATCCAATATCATTAGATGAACAAATAGAGTATTTACACTACGCAAAAGAAAAAGGAGATAATTTAGGACAAGGTTTAAGATTTGTTCAGTTCCCTACACTTAATACATCTGATTTCTTTACAGAAAGCGGTAGATTAAGAGAGAATGAAACTATGAATCTATCAGTAGAGCAGCTTACTCTAATCAAAACAAAGGTAAGAGAGTATGTAGAACAGCAGATAGAAGCTACACTCGAGACCTTAGTAGAAACTGGAGCAGTTAGTAAAACTGAGGGAGGTGTATATAAGAATGAGCTTTTACCTGGGCAAGCGATAGAAGGAAAGACGACGGCTGCAGAAGGTATTCTTCCAGCATTATTAGAATTCGCTATAAATGATATAGTATATAAACCTTATATCAGTACTACATTTGGTCCAGACTTAGCTTATTACAAAGCAGATTCTACAGGAAATCCAATAATTGAAGCAGGGAAAAGAGCTTATCAAAGTGTAACTCCAGGGATTGATGCAGTATGGAATGAAGATAAGCAGTATGGATTACCATCTAAATTTAATCATGCTATTATAGAGGATGTATTTGTAAATAGTGAAGAGTCTATTCTTAAGATACTTAAAGATGCTAATGTAAGCGACAAGACAGCTAAACGAATAGCTGCTGCATATAGAAGAATTAATTCTACAGATGCTCAGGGTTATACTACTCTAGAGTTCCATAAAAAACAAATGGAATCTGATGGTAGTTGGACACCAGCTCATGACATTGCATATGAAAAATATTGGTCAAAAGGATTAATGGGAGACTCTAAAGCAAGAGCACTATTATTAGATCCTAGAAAGACTTATTACTTTGGAGAAAGATTAGTAATTGATTCTCAAGGAAATGAAAGTATAGTATGGGAGCAAATTAAACACTCAACTATTCCTTTACTTAGAGAATTCACAGAACAATTTAAAGAGACACCAGGAGATAAGAAAGTAACATTAAATCAATTACGTATCCGAATGGAGAGAAAAGATAGCCCTATTGATATGGTTAACTTTGAATCTGCTGTTAAGATCGGTGCTGCAGGTAAACTAAATTTAAATATTAATAATTTAGATACCATAAAAGTAAATCAATTAGAGACTAGACATCTTAGAAGCCCACAAGTGATTGAGACTAAAACTAAAGCGCCTCTAGATGGAACACAAATGGCTAAATTAATCTTAGCAAACATTAGTCCCTCGGCTACATACAATATGTTTGGTTCTGAAATGAGTGGAGCAGATGTTTTAGATTTATATAACGCTGCTTATGCAGAGCGTATAGCCAGATCTCATAATAAACTAGAACAGTCATTAGGAGTAACTGCATATAGAGATGCCGTGAATAATAGAAATACTATGACTGTGGATCAATTTAATAAGGCACAATTAGATTTCTTATTAAGAGTAAGAGATGTGGTTACAAACAGCCTTGAGCAAAGAGATCTACCTAGTAACTATTATGCTGCATTAGATATACAAAGATTAGTAGACGACGTTAATGCATATGGATTTGAAGCGCCATTATCTTTCCCGCCGTTCGCTAAACGATTTGAATCAATTTTATTATCTCTATTTAAAAACCAAGTACTTAAGCAGAACTTCAACGGTATGAGTGTAGTTCAAGTAGCTGAATTTGGATACGAAATAGATAATAGATTACAAATTAAACCACATGAAAATGGAGGAGTATATGCTGAAGTAGCATTGCCGTATGAATTAGCAACGAAGATTGGATTAAAACCAGGAGAAGTAGTTGATGGGTCAGATATATATGATTTAATTGGATACAGAATCCCTACACAGGGTAAAAATTCTATGTTATCACTTAAGGTAGTAAAAATATTACCTGAAAATATGGGTGGTGTTATTATGCTTCCAGCAGAGATCACTACAATGATGGGGTCTGACTTTGATATTGATAAGATGTATCTCATGATGCCTGAATTATCTAAAGACAAATCTAAGATTAGTGCTTTTGATTTAGCTAGGTATAATGAAAAGAAATCCTTTGAAGGTCTTTCAGATAAAGCATTAACAAATGTATTATTTGATTTACGACAAGGTATTATTACATCTAGAAATCATTTAGTTGAACAACTAGATCCGCTAGACTCTCCGACGTACGAAAATAAATTAAAGGAATATGAAAGTAAAGGCTTGATTACTAGTCTAGCTAACATGAATATTAATTCATTTGCTGCAGATATATATCTAGAAAAGATTAATAAAGATGCCGGAATGTTAATTGGTATATTCTCATTACATTCTACAGGTCACTCTGTTGCACAGCAAGTTGGATTAGAAATAAATGAAGGGTTTGGTATTAATATAAGAGTTGATGGTAAGAAGACTCACACATCTTTAAGTAAGATAGAAGGTTTTGACGGTAGATTTATATCTTCTTATTTATCAGAAGATCAAAATGAATCATTAGATAATGCAAAGTATCAAAGAATCGGGCGTGTAAATGTAACAGTATATAATAGTAATGTAGTAGCATTATTAAATAGAGCTGGATTTAGTAATGATATAGTACTCGACTTTATTAATCAGCCTATCATGAGACAGTTCTTTGAAAAGAGATATAAAGCTGATCCAAGTGTAACAGACATACAGATAGCAAAAGAAATTGCAAACAGTTATAACTTAGGAGTTGAGTTTGATAATATGAGAGAGGGAGATATAGGATTTACTCCTACTGCTAATTATTTGTCAGAGTCATTACGAGCAAACATGATGGACCCGGGTGTTGCAAGAGATCAAATACAATTATTATCAGACTATTTAAATTACTCTAAAGTAGGAAGAGATTTAGCTTTATTTAATACAGTGGTATCTCCGGAAACATTAAAGAATTTATCTAGATTAAGTTTTATTGAAAACTACCAAGGTAAGATAGAGTACTTAAATGGACCTGGATCATCATTAACATTAGCAAACAGTACCGCTAGAATAGAAGCTTACCAAAAGTTTGGACTACAGGCAGCTGTTGATTTTGTATCTGAGTTCGTCCCTTACAATAAACCGGGGTACACAGAACTTAAGCATCAAATAGCTGAGGCAACAGGACAAAGAAATAATATATTATCTCCTGAACTTACAGACGTAATTAATTCTATGGGATTATATTGGGCCCTTACAAAGAAAGGATCTCCATTCTCAAGTATGATATACGAGAATAGTGAAGCTGTAAGAAAGCTTCTATTTACAAAAGAGAATTCTTTAATACAGCATATGGAGAAGATCAAAAATAAGTATGGATTACAAAATGATATATTCCTAGGTATGTTATTCGGGCATGAATCAAATGTAAATGTAGATAATTACTTACAGTTGATAGCTTTTAATAATACATCTAAATTAGGAGTAGACCAGTTAGATGCTATTACAAACAGATGGGCAGAATTATTAGTGGATGAAAGATCTGAAGTAAGAACATTAGCTCAGAATTTAGCTAAGTATGCGGTACTTACATCAGGATTTATGTTAGGCCCTAATTCGTTTGTTGATTTAGTACCNATGTCATATTGGAAAAGCTCAGGACTTACGGAATATTTCCGTAAAGAAGAACGTGGTATGAGTTATGAGAATTACTTTACTGGCGCTGCAGAGCAGATCATTAGAAACATGTTTACAGAACAGGGTCTTCTTATGACAGTAGATAATAAGAATGTAGAAACTTCAGACCAAGTAAGAAAAGATTATAAGCTTGGTAAAAATGAATACTTCATACATCAAGATAGTAATCCTCAATTAATTACAGAAAAGGCAGATAATAGTAGAGGATACGTGAACTACTTTAAGTCATTTATGAATGATAAATTTAGATTATTTAAATTTAGATATAAGACTGAACGTGGAGCAGTTTATGAAGAGATAGCACCATTAGGAGAAAGATTTAGATTGGTTGAGATGCAAGCAGATAATGCTGTTGTAGAAAGTATGAACCCTATAAATCAGGTAATAAATCCTACAGTAGCGCCTAAAACTGAACTTACTCTAGATGAGATGACTGAAAATCAGCAAACTAATTTGACTGATTTACTTCAACTTACCCCTACAATAAAAGAAGCTACACTTAATACATTAGATCAGAGAATTGAGCAATGGTTAATGGAGCATTTCGGTATACCTGTACAGAAGTATGATAACCTTAAAAAGAAATTAGGAGTTGATGCGATAGGTATGGCAGACATGTTGAACCGTGCAGTACTTGTTGATAATAACAGAGATAAATATACATTATCTGAAGAAGCAGGACACTTCTATGTAGAGATGATGGATAACGCTTCAATGAATAGGTTATTAGAACTAGTAAGACAAACTAAGACATTCCAAACAGTAAAAGAAGATTATAAGCATATATATAATACAGAGTTAGATTTCCAAAAAGAAGCAGCTGGTAAAATATTATCTAAATATCTTGTAGGTCAATATGAAGGAGAAGCAGTAACGGAAGACTATGGATCAGGACTTCTCGGTACACTAGCTAAGGTATGGGATGCAATTAAAAGGTTCTTCAGTGGTAGACGAGGTCAAGTTAATGCCTTGAATGAGCAATTAACTGAGATACTTGGTCCCGCAGCTGATGCAATTATTAATGGTATAAATCCAGGAGGCTTAAGTATAGATAATATAGGAGTAAATAAATACTATGCATTAGAGAAATCTAATTTTGAATTTAGAAATGCTAAAGGAGAAAAATTAAATGCAGCAGATCTATTAAGAAGAGGAGCACAAGCAGCTAGTAGTAAGATTCCATACTTAAGACAGTTTACTGAAAAAGATAAGATGGATAAACTTATCGATGAGAGTGAAAATATTCTGCCTCCAACAGAAGCTTCTCCGTACTATGAACAGGATGGAGTTAAGATGAATAGAGTAAGCAGGGTTATGGAGATCTTCCAAGAACCTTTTGCTCAACAAGAGATGGCNGAAAAAGTAGCTAATATTAATAAGAAGGCTGGAAATGAATTTGATACTGCTGATAAAGTACAGAAGTTATGGGATTTCTTAAGAGATGACATGGGAACTGGTATACACACAATAGCAGAAGGTATAATAAATAAGTCTGATATGAGTATGATATTAGATGGCTTGCCACAAAGACATAGAACTGCATTTGAAGGAGTTATTCCTTCTATTAGAGAGTGGGTAAGAAATAAAGAAGCTACTGGAAGCACACTATATTCTGAAGTAAGATTAGCAGACAAACAAGATCTTATTGCCGGAACAGCTGATATTATCGAAGTTACCTCTAATGGTAAAAAGATAATACATGACTTTAAAACAAAGATGCGTGGTAAATTCTCTAATATAACAAAGAAATTACCTGCTTTTAAAGGGCCTTTAGCAGGAATCCAAAACACTATGCTTAATAAATACCGTATACAACAAAGTCTTTATAAGTATATTATAGAGGAGAAAGGTATAGCGATAGATGGTTTAAATATTGTACCTATTGAAGCAGATGTTTCTATTGATAATAATGGACAAATCTTCTTTACTAATGCCGGACTCAATACGGAGACCACACCTAACATGAATAAATTGAAAGACTTAGATCCTATACCTAAGAAAACAATTAAAAAGATGATAGAGTTTATTGCTCCTAATCATGACGCAATGATGAAAGAGGATCAGTACAATCAAGTACTTAAGGTGCTCCAAAAAACAAAAGGAATTCTAGAAAGAAAAATTAAATTATATTCTAAGGACCAAGGAAATAGTGACTATGCTAATAGACTTCAAGAAATCTTTAACGAGATGGAAGAGCTTAATGAAAAAGAAGGTTTAGTATTATTTACAAAACGTGCAGTGTTTGATCTTAATAACGCGCATCGAAGACTGAATCAATTAAAGAAAGACGACGCATTAAATCCTAGAGTATTATTACAGATAAAAGATTTTGCAAATGCATATGGTATACTTGAAGAGATAACACTAATGGCTCCTCTATTAGCTGAGTCTGGTTATGAAAATTTATTAGAGAAGTATGTAATGCCTGCTATAGCAAAAAGAAATCTTATATTAGAAGACATAAACTCATTACTAAGACCTCTTATTGCTGAAAAGTTTGCATCATTAACTTCTAATCCGGAGTATAAAAATAATCCTGATAAGTTTATGGAAGAGTTACAATTAGCAGGAGGAGATATAACATGGCTTGCTAGATGGTTAGATGCATTAGGTGATTCAAATGATCCTTCATTAGCTATGGTAGATAAGATGGTTACTATACAGAGAGGTAAAGTAAACAAAGCAGAATATGATTTAGTACATGGTGAAGGAGGCTTACTGGATTTAACTAAGAAGCTAGAGGACTTCCAATCAAGCCGTGGTATATCTATATGGAAATATAGAGAACTATTTAACTTCATGTTAGAACAAGATGAGCAAGGAAACTTAACAGGATACATAGTTCAGAACTATACACCTGAGTTTAGAGCTGCTAAAGACAAGTTTATGAATGAAAAACTTGATGATGGTTATGCATTAAATGAAATACAATGGGCTTCGTTCTTCCAGGAGGATAACACTAAAAAT